ACACCCCCTATTACTAACCCCCCTATAATCCCCCCTTCCCAAGAAAAGAGAGAAGAAGCACTAACGGGCGTGTGCGCGGGCGCGTGTGAGGACGAGCAGATACCCTTCTTCGAAGGCTTTGAACCCCTTGACCCGCCGGAATCCGAGGTTAAGCGCAGAAAACCGACGATTGAAGAGCGTTTTGAAACTTTATGGGCGGAGTACCCCAAGAAAAACGGCAAAAAGAACGCTTTTGAGAGCTATCAGAGAGCTATAGCAGCCGGAGTAACCGACGAGACTATAGCCGACGGTATCAGGCGGTACAAGGACTATATAGCCGCAAAGCGCACGAGCGAACAGTACATACTTGCAGGTTCGACATACTTCTACCAGTGGCGATGGCAGGACATATACGACATGAGCACAGCTGACGGAAAAGACGAAAACGGAAAGCCCGCATGGATGTCGCAGGAAGACTGGGAGGAAATGAATGCAGTATTCGGATAATCCGTTCGCAGACACACTTACGAAAATAGCGCAAGCCGCAAAAGAAGCGAATCCGCGAGAAGACGGAGACTATACCGAAAACGGACTACTGTATTGCGGGAAATGCCACACTCCGAAAGAGACAACAGTCACACTTGGAGGACGCGAAACAAAAGTCTCGTGTATGTGCAAATGCCGCGAAGAACAAGCGGAAGCCAAGCGGAAAAAGTTCATCCACGACAGCCGAGCGGAAGCACTCAAAGACAGCGCATACGGCGACAAGGCACTGCGTAACTGCTGTTTTGAGAACGACGACGGAACAAACCCAGAGCTGACAAAGAAATGCCGGAACTACGTTGAAAACTTCGAGAAGTTCAACGAAAGCGGAAAAGGACTTCTGTTCTTCGGCACTTGCGGGACGGGCAAAACATACGCCGCCCTTGAAATTGCCAACGCGCTGATGGAAAAGCTCTACTCCGTCAAGTTCGCAACCTTCGCGGCGATAGCGAACGAACTCTTTGATAATCCCGAGAAGCAAGGTTACATAAACCGCCTTGCACAGGACTACGACCTATTGTGCATCGACGACTACGCGGCAGAGAGAAACACCCCATGGATGAATGAGCAGCTTTTTGCGGTGATAGACGCACGGTGCAAAGCTCACAAGCCGCTCATAGTCACCACAAACCTCACGAGAGACGAAATGTTTGACAGAAAGAGCATAGACCGATACCGTATCTGCTCCCGCCTGATGGAGCTGTGTATCGCGGTAGAGGTAAACGGCAAAGACCGAAGAATATCGGACTATATCAAAACCAAAGCAGAGTTTGAAGACCTGCTGAACCAATGAAAGGACAAATACCATGACTGATAACATAGAACTCACCGAATTTGCACTCTCCTCTTGGAATCTCCCGAGCAAAAAACCGAAAGTGTCCGGTGATTACCTCATTTGGACTTCCGGCGGCATAGCAACCGTAGCGAACTACTCCGCAAAGTACGACGGATGGGGAATCACGAGCGACGGAAGAAGAGATTACGAAATCAAAGACGTTGAGAGATGGGCAAGCATTATCCTCCCGACAATGTACTAACCGAAAGGACAAGGCAATGAGACAAAGGCTGATACAGAATACACTGGTATCGAGCGGTGTGACAATGCTCGGAGTTATAACCTCATGCGGAATGTGGTATTACACCGTTCCCTCATGCGTCGTGTTCGCCGTAAGCGCATTGACAATGTGTCTGCTCACCATAGCAATAACAGCCGCCAGAGAGCTTTTCAGAGCGTATGAGCGCACACTGCCGAAGAAGCGCAGGAGAATCCGCATGAGATACGACAGCCGCGGAATGCACACCGACAGTCAGCGTCTCGGCTACGTATCGGCGGAAACAATCAGAGAGGTGTGCAGAAGATGAACACCTCACGGAAGCGGCACAGAGCAAAACCAAAAACGAAAGGAGCAAAACAATGACTGACGCAGAAAGATGCGTATCGTGCGGGGCTGTGATACCCGAAGGGAGACAGGTATGCCCGATATGCTATGCGAAATACCACAACGACTACTCGGAAGAGCTGGCGTACCTCTGGAAGGTGCTGAAAAAGACCGAAAGCAGTCTCAAAACAGCCGACAAGAGAAACGCGCCGAACGAAGAACGCGCAAACCTCCGCAAAAGGCGCGATATGCTGTACACGATAATCAACATTGTGGAGGACGCGGGAGCATGAAGTGTCTGGCGAAGAAAACGCAGTACCAAAAGGCGGAAAACGCACTCACCACCGAATACGGAATGTGGCTTCTCGAATACGTTGACGTTGCTTTCGGCGTAACGCTTGCCGAGAGCTACGGCTTCCGCGAGAAGAGACTGCAAAGGTTTTACGACGGCAACCGTAACGGGCTTTGCGAAATGGTGAACGCCAATATGCCGACAGCAATGTTTGTTGACAAAGGCAAGGGCAGACGCAAGGGAGACAGTTCAGACCTCATTGACGATGGCGTAGACACGACGGAGTACATGATAAAGCGCGAACTCCGAAACATAGGCTTCTCCGACTGCGATTTTGAAGCACTGTCGCCGGAGAACCGCTACAACGAGAGCGAACACCACACACAACTCGATGTCATGTCTCATAACGTGAGAACGGCATGGTATGAAGCAAACGCAAGGCGCGCTGTAAGGCTCTACGCGGCGTATACTCTGCTTTATATGCACGATACCTACAACTACGGCGCGGAGAGATTGAACCGCCTGTACGCGCTTGTAGCCCCTCAGATAAAGTCCTACGTCGAACGCTTCTTAATAGGCAGCCGCCGCGTCGACAGAGAGCTGCACAAGGAACTGGACGAGATGCACGAGAAGCTTGAGAAATGCGGGCTGCACCTCGAAGAAGTTGTAAAGGAAGACGCGGTAGCGGTAAGCCGAAAAGAACCGCCGAAAGAACCAAAGAACCCGCCGATACACCTCGACATAGGCGAATACGAAAAAATCATGAAAGAAGTTGCCCGAGTGGCGTTATAAGGAGATTCACATGAACTTTAAACTTAAAGCAGGAGCGTTCGCACCGATAAGAGCGCATAAGCAGGACGCGGGAGTAGACCTCTTATCCCCCGTCACGGTCACGATTTACCCGGGAGACAGCGCAACGATAGATACAGGAGTGTGCGCGGAGATACCCGAGGGATTCTGCGGTCAGATATGGTCAAAGAGCGGACTTAACGTCAACCACGGCATTCTCTCAACAGGAATGGTGGATAGCGGCTACGGCGGCAGTATCAAGATAAAGCTATACAACCACTCTCACGAGATTTACACGGTAAAACGCGGAGACAAGATATCACAACTTGTGGTAACAGCCTGCGACATAAGCGATGTATTTATAGCAGACGAGATAGCAAGCGGAGAGCGCGGAGAAAACGGCTTCGGCAGCACAGGAAGATAACCGCAACGGAACGGATAAGCTACGACACGATTAGCAACGGAATAGAAACGCATTGACTGACAGGCGGCGAAACGGAAAAGCAAAAATGCAGGGAGAAATCGAAATGAAAACATCGAAGCAAAGCAAAACGCCAATTTGGAGAAAATCAATGTTGAAAAAGTTGGGATTGAGCGATATAAAAGAACAACTTTGGGAAATCAGCGACAACGGCGATGCTTATGGTTATGATAGCGGTGATGAGAGCGGCTATTATGCCGAGTACAAAGACCAATTTGACGAACTCTCAGCGCAAGCTGGGATGATGCTTGAGGCACTCGATAGCATGGAAAATGAATGGTATGTCGATGAATATGACGCGGAAGAACAGTGGAATGACATCACGGTCGGAATGCTTGGAGAGTTATACACCGTGTTGGGCTATGACGGAGAAGAGTTAGATTACTACAACATTTTAAGCCATGAAGAAGACATGGCGCAAGAAGAGACGATTAAAAGATTGTCGCGATTAACTAAGCCGGAGCTGATTAAACGTATGCAATACTGTCTGAAAATGATTGTGTTATTTTACGACCTCAAAGCAGCGCACGACTGCTTGACAAGCATCGTCGAGACTCTTGACGAAAAAGGCGCGATATTGGAGCGAAAAAATGACGAAATTGACAGAATATACGAAGATATCACCGGCAAGGACAGTGACAACTTTGACACGATTGTGGCAAGCTTACCACAAAGAATGTGGGTGGAATAACCGCGCCGGACGGAATCCGGCAGAAAGGAAGAAAATATGAAAATCGACACAATCACAAAGACGAATACAGCGAGAAAGCCGCCGTTGAAGCTATCGTGAAGAAGATTTTCGGCGAGGACGATAAAGAGAACGAAGCAAACAAGCCGTACAATGGTAAGGCAGTATGGATAAGTGATAAGAATGGCTTTTATACAAAAGGAAAAATATACGAATTTGTTGACGGACGCACTAAACATGATTTGGGATTTACAATTGGCGGATATACCCTCGCAAATATGAAACAGTCCGGTTGTTTTCTCCCGATAGTGGAATGATGGAGGACGAATGAAATGAGAGATTACGAAGACCTCAAAGATAAAGAGATTCCGCGCGAACAAGAAATGACGATGGTGGAAATCATGCATGACTCATACGAAGAATGTAGAGATTTAAACTGCATCAGCTGTCCAGACGGAAAAAGAAAACGCGCATTTAATAGTATGATGAGTTGCATTCTGTATAAGTACGCGCGAAAGCTTTGCGAAGCAGGATTCAGACAGACGGAGAAAGGAGCAGAGTGAAAGTGAAAGCGTGGCTTGCAAAAGAATATTGTGATGAATATATTGACTGGATGGAATCAGGCGAAGGAGCAGAAAAGGATGAATAACTTTATCGAACTGCACAATTGCAAAAGAGACGGTTTTCCGAAGATGCTCATAAACGTAAGTCATATTGCGGCTGTTGAAAGAATGGGTGGAATGTCAGTTATATGCTTAAGTACACCCAAATACAAGGAAATAATCGCCATGGAATCCTACGAAGAAGTAAAGCAGCTGCTTGCGACGGTCGAGTATGTGTACAAGGAGGAAGAATGAGCTTCGCAAGAAAACTGAAACGTAAAACGCAAAATAAAAGAAAACATTCAACTGAGGACGATAAGATGATACGAAAAAGATATGGACTCTTAATCAACTACCAAGACCCATTTCTCAACAAAATGATAAGACCGATTGACGATATGCAAGAGCGAGTTTGTTGTGATTGCGCTCATAAAGCAGAATGCGGACTGAAATACAGACAAATCGCCACTTGCCCACACGTTGTCGAGAGGTATCTGAGATGAACTACAAACGCTACTGGGAGCAAAACAGGACTCGCCGACCATTCCCGCCATTATATGAAGCCGCAAAAGCATACGGGAACGAGATATATTATCCAACACCCGAATATATCAAATCAGGCTTATGCAAATGGTGTGGGAATCCGATCACAAACAAGCGCAGGAAGTCATTTTGCTGTGATGAATGCCGAGATGAATTTGAACGAATGACAGTGTGGAATCGTGGCAGAGACGCATATTCTTTGCGGATTCTGTACCGCGATAACTTCACTTGTCAGGACTGCGGAGAATTTCACGCGCGCAAAAACGAGTTCGGAATTTTCGTTCCAATAGACGACGGAAAATTAAACGTACATCATATAGTGCCTGTATCAGAAGGCGGCGGCGATGAACCAACAAATCTTGTCACGCTCTGCGTAAACTGCCACCTCCGAAGGCACGGAAAGGCAAAACATGAGCTTCGCAAGAAAACTGAAACGTAAAACCCAAAATAAAAGAAAAACACGCTGTTGCGGACAGCAAATGACACACAAAGCCGGATACGGTTATGTATGCGAGAAATGCGGAAAGGTAAAACATGACTGAATACGAAAGATTACAAGAGCTGCTGTATAGGCTGCGCGAGATAATGCCGGAGATAGGCGAGAATCCCGTTGTCGACGAGATGTACAACATTGTGTTTGCGTATGCTGAGAACACAGACGAAGATGTTGTAGAGGTAGTGAGGTGCAAAGACTGCATCCATCACAGAAAGCTTGACCGCAAAGACGGCTACGAGGACAGCTTCATCGAGGGCTGCCTTTGGTGCATGCTGGGGCGCGGAGATGGCGTTATGCCGGAACAGTTCTGCGATGACGGCGCGATAATGGACGAAAGCGAGGATGAATAATAATGTCAAGCAAAACAGAAATAAGCGCGCAGGCAATTTTCGTGAAGGAACTTGCCGCACGTCTGCAAAAGGACATCGAAAGCAATCAGGACAAGCCGAGTGTCTATAACGGCATGGCTAATCACACACAATTACGGTCCGACATAAAGCGGCTCAGACGTGAGCTGATGGAGCTGTCGAACATGATAGGCTATCAGTACGGGAGGTAAGGTATGACAAAGAAACGATTCATTAAACTGCTGATGGGAAAATTCCGATTTTCCCGAAATAAGGCGAGACTGTTCGCAAACAAGGTAGTATTATGGCACGAGATAGACGACACAAACAACGCCACTTTTAAAAAGTTGGGAATCAAGTCGCGAGAAATGCCATCAACATATTCGGGACTCTATGCATGGATTCAGATAAACGAGCTGGCGAAAAGTCTTGCGGAAAGCCTTGTCGCAAACAACGGAGGAAACAAATGGAACAGTATAACGAAATCCTCAAGCTGAAAACGATGCTCGAAGAAGCGGGAATAGTGTTCGACTTCTACCCGCGAAAGGTAATAAACGACGATTGTGACGGCTATAAGATATGTTACCCCGCCGCCGCAGGAAGAGTGTGCAGTGTTATAGAGGGCGCATTAACCTACGGCGGAGTGTGCGACAGGCTTGAAATAATGGGTCTGCTGACAATGGAAGAACGCAAAGACGGCATCGTTAAAGGATGGCTGACGGCAGAGGACGTTTTCGCGAGAATCAAGAAACATTGGGAGGGAAACTATGGAAAGCGGTATTAATGGTTGGATGAGCATCAAAGAAATGATGCCCGACCCCGAAGAAAGAGTGCTCTTGTGTACAGTGAGCACCGTGCGCGGAAAAAAGTATGAGCATATCACGATTGGTATATATGAGGACGGCAAAATCAACGAATATGACAGTAAATACTGCTGGGATGATAATGGCACGGATTGGTATGACAACGAAGATGTAGCAGAGGATGGCGAAAAAGGCGGATATATCGTGCCGAAAGGATGGTGGGAAGTCGGCGTGTATAGTGAGGTAATCAGCGGGATTGACGACGAAGTCATTGCGTGGATGCCGTTGCCCGAGGTTTACGAAGAGATAAATTTCGTATACGACCAAAGCAAGTCATTTGTGTTCCCACCGTTTGCACAGTGCTGCTGTTGTGGAAATACGGAGGAAGAAGACGAGGTGAAACAAAATGAGAACAACATCCGATGAACTTCTAAAAAAGTGCGGAGCTATGTTCGTTCAGCCGGAAGAAGCGCGAGAATTTGCGAAAAACTCGCCTTGTTTGGATTGTGCGCGAAAAGAATGCGAACTCAGTGGATTCTTTGAACTTGCAAGGCGGCAGTTGTTTCTCTACGCCGTGCTCGAACGCAAGGAGCACGAATACGACTTGCTGAATGTGTTCGCCGAAGCACTCCCCGCACTGGTGATTGACTGCAAAGAAAGGATTGCAAAGAACAAATGCACTGCAAATTAAGCGACTGCTTTAATTGCCCTTATCCCGACTGCATTAATGATTCGTTTTATGATTATAAGCTGTCGGACAAGCAAAAAGCGCGTCACAACGAACTGGCACTCGGACGTCTTGAACAGCGTAGAGCAAACGGCATTTGCACTTATTGTGGAAAGAATCCCGCGGACAAAGGCTATAAAACTTGTGCAGAGTGCAGAAGAAAACTGACGCGGCATGCCCACGCTTATTGCAGGGCGAAGAAAAACAGAACCGCACGGGAGATTATGGACGGAATAAGCCTATGCAAAATGTGTGGGAAAAGACCGCCTATAGAGAAAAAGAAACTATGCGAAAAGTGCTATGAAATCTGCGTGAACAATCTACCCGACGAACGCGGCGGCAAGAAACTGAACAACGACTTTGCCAAAGGAATTGAAAACTACTATTTGAGGTATAGAAATGAAAAGAGATGAAATTATCACGCTCTTAAACGACGCGGCAAAGCGGTACAATCAAATGTACAATGAGCTTGCCGAAAAGACAGGCACTTACGACACAAAAATGTGGCAGGAGCTGAGAGCAATATCAGAAGCGCGGTATATCCTCTGGCGATTACCGCAAGTCGTAAATTGCCCCGACTGCGGGAGAATGTACGATACCGATTATCTTCACTTCTGCGGAGGTGAAGAGCGTGTGGTGAATGGAGGTGGTACGCACGAAAACGGTAATGTTTAAAATCGACTACCCGCCGACCAAAGCCGGAAAGACCGCATGGAACAGACGCTACGGACTGAACGCATACTACGCGGGTAAGCATTGGGCGGTACGCAAAAAGGACGCGGAATACTGGCACACAATAACCCGCGCCGCAGTCAAGGAGTGCATTAAAAAGCCTGTGATGCTCGATAAACCAGTTGCGTTTACATATTGGTTCAACTCTCAATTAGATTTGTCAAATTGCAGCTCGTTTGTGAAACTCATAGAAGATGGTACGAAAGACTTGCTGATACACGACGATAGTCGCAAGTATGTGAAACAAATCAATATGCTGTGGCACAACGAAGACTATATTTTAGTAAAGATACAGGAGATAGACGCATGAGTAAAGAAAACCGCGAAGCAATCCTTAACGAAGTAAAGAAGATAATCTGCAACGACCGCAACGAGCAGTACGGCGAGCCGGAAGACACATTTGAGCTTATAGCCGACTACTGGAGCGCGTATATCAAGCACAACTGTCTGCCGCCTGACAGCGTGGGAGATATGAATGTAATCGGCGCGGACGATGTAGCAATCATGATGGTGCTGTTCAAACTGGCGCGGATTGAATCATCATACCGCGAGAGTAGGGACAGCTACATAGACGCGATAGGCTATATGACGTGCGCGACAGACATAGCGCATCCAGCAAGCGAAAAGGAGAAAACCAATGCAGATAATTAAAATAATCGTCGCAATACTGCTGTATTTGTGCGCTATACTTATTTACGGCGCAGTTGAAGTTCTTAGGGCAAAAGGCGTGAAGTCCGCAAAAAACGCGAAACCAATAACACTGTTTGTGATTTACGCTTTTGTTGCATTGCAAGTCATAGCCGCTACACTATTGCTTAAAAATTGAAAGGAAGTGTTGACTTATCGCTAACTTTAACTTTAACCGCGTTATCCTCGGAGGACGTTTGACGGCAGACCCCGAACTCAAAACCACACCGTCCGGAATTTCCGTAACATCATTTACCGTTGCGGTCAACAGACGTTACTCCGGCAAAGACGGAGAGGAAACTAAAGCGGACTTCTTCTGCGTTACAGCATGGAGACAGACGGCTGAATTCATCACGCGCTATTTCAGAAAAGCAAGCTCCATCTGCGTAGTCGGAACCCTTCAGACAAGAACATGGACTGACCAGCAGGGACAGAAGCGTTTTGCTACAGATATTGTCGCTGACGAAGCACATTTTGTTGATGCAAAGTCGGAAATGCCGCAAGCCGCCCCACAGTCAAGCTACATCCCCGACGCATACACCCAACCGAAAACAGTTGCCACCACACCTGTATTCGAGGACATAAACCCCGATTCGGAAGAACTGCCTTTTAATTGAGGGTTACGTCTCCCATACAAAAGACGAGAAAAGCGAGGTGCATATGAAAGAACTGCCAACAATAGAACAGATGCAAAATCTATTCCCCGACTATCCATGCGGACGCGAAAAATGCAAATATCAAGGCAATCAGCTTTTCAGAGCGCGTCGTTGTTCAAATGTTGATTGCCCGCATTTTAAAGCATGGTTCGTAAAACACTGGGCTAAAATTTGTGGAAGAAAAGCCGAATAAAAAAAGAGAGCAAGGAATCACTTCCCTGCTCTTTTCTATTTTGCGTGTCTTGCAATGCTTAGTACGGCTTTCTCCGAAAGTCCCGCTGTTTTGTCGGTCGCTGTGGCGAGAACTGTTACAAGTCGTACAATCAGCCTTAGTCGTTCCTCGGAGTAGCTTTGTAGTATCTCGGCTATCTCGGTTATAATTTGCTCCTTCATTTTGCACTTCCCTTCTTTATTCTGCTGTCGATTATATCACACGAACGCTTGTTTGTAAATAGCTTTTGTAAAGAAAATGTGTTTATTTGAGAAGTTTTTTATTTTTCTCGAGAAGTTTCGCGAAGCGCAAAAGAAGGATTATGCCTTTGTCGTTTAGTTTGCTTACGATATTTGCTAACTCAAATCTGCAATGCTTCATCTGTCTGTCCCTTCTTTGTTGGAAATATTTTCTAATTCAAGTGTAACATGCTTTTCGAGAGAAGGCAATAGCCGAGTTTAATATTCCGTATTAAAATCAGATACAAAAATATATTAGTTTTACATTCGACAAATTTATGCACTTATCGGCGCACATTCAATGTTGACAAACATTTAACAACGTAAAAGAGCACCCCATCCAGAAGAGTGCTCTTTTACACAGCAAATTCATAAACAAAGGAGGAACATGACAGAAGTCACGAAAGGAAACGGAGGGATTTGAACCCTCAAAGGTAGCCTTTTGACCGCCATACAACCGATTCGCCGTTCCCGTGCGCGACAGCCCTTGCGAACCGCCGCCAATAAATGAAAAAACAAGACCGAAAGGAACGCGGTCATGTCAATTCGCGCCTTGCGGAGTTGAACCGCCGTTGTACACGTTATGGTATCGTCTGCCGTTGAACGTATAGGCGCGATATCCGAGCGGTTGCACAGCGGAATCATCCACGTTGCTCGGATATTTTAAAAGAAAGGAGTTTCAATACGAAGAACAACCAAAGTTCATTGTTCCACAACAATATTATAGCACGTTTAAACGCGTTTGTCAACATATCTGTCAACGTTTAGTAACATATTATTTGTCACGTTTAATGTTTACTAAACAGCCTTGCAAACCAATTCAACTTACGCTTGTTTTCTTGTTCAACATCGGATTCGTTTGTTGATTCAATGTTATTCTCGGCTGCAACTGTTCCATTACCTGCTGTGGCGTTCTGTGAGACGTTCTGAGACGCATTAACAAACTTATCAGATTCACTGACCGCATGAAGCGTTTGCGCCTGCACAGCGGTTTGTAACGCGTTGTGAGCGAGTTCGGCAAACTTGCTGGCGTAGTCTGCAATCTGCTTATCACGTTCGTCAAGCATTTCCGTCTTCTGTTTCAGTTCGTCTGCCTGTCTGTCAATTACGTTTCTGAGAGCTTCTACAGTCTCCTGTAGGCTCTTTATTGTTTCTGCGTTCAAACACTCGTGTCCTTTGTTTTCTTCGCTCTCACAATCCTGTGGTGCGTCACACACGTTTTCCGCAACTGCTTCGTGTTTTTTTGAGTAGCTATATAATTTTAATGCATCTTCGGAGATTCTTTTTACTCCGTCTTCGCTTGTCACTATATATTCTTCAAGACCGTTCCGCTTAATTCTTTGATATACCGATTGACTTGTCACTCCGGCTCTGTCGGCGAATTCGGCTATTGTTAGGTATTTCATGGATTACTCCTTGCTTTTGTGATTGAGAATTTAATGTGAGTTATACTCCTTCCCGTCCGTGTCGGCTCATAGGCTACACGCAAATCACTAACGGCGTTAATTTCGTCAACGGCAGTGTCGATTACGCGCTTGCGAAAATCAATAAAATCCGAATAACCGCCTATTTGCATAAGCGTTTTCAAATTTTCAACTGAAACGGTGTACTCGCCTATATTGGCATAGCTTTTAAGTATCTCGTACAAACGTATAGTGTGTTTCGATTCCATGTTTAACACGGTTTGAAGCTGATATGCCGTATACGATTCTTTGAGTTCAAGCAAATAAGGTGCCAGCCGCTTGTCAAGCTGAATCCTAACCCGCGATTCATTTTCGTATATTTCCGCACCCGAAATCCATGCGCATAGTTTTCTTACATTTCCGTCCACTATCCAGAATGACTTGTCGCGTATGGATTGAAGCGTTTCACGGAGATTCTTGTAATTCTTGCCGTTTTGAGTAATTCCAAGTGCTTCACACATATCTTGCAGATTGAAATCATACTCATAAAGTTCTTTATCATCGGGTTTTACCTTGCTTATCGTATACAATATGACTTTTTGCTCCTGTGTTGTCATTCCGTATCTTGACTTTTGAATTAGTTCGTTCTTTTTGACAACTAAATTATTAATATTTTTATCGCTATTTTTCATGGTTACTCCCTTCATGTTGAAAACTCTGTGCAAAACTATGTTGAAAACATTGTTGAAAACTGCAAAAGAACAATTTTCCCATGTGTTTTCTCGGTTTTACAGTTACCAAATGTCCTGTTTGTCGTTACTAAGTGTCCTGTTTTACAGTTACCAAATGTCCTGCTATCCGTTACCAAATGTCCTGTTTATCGTTACCAAATGTCCTGTTTAACATTTCCCTACTTTAATTATATAAAAATAGTAAAATAATAAGTATCTCTTATAAAAAGTAATAAGTATGTTGTTTCACGAACTAAAGCGCATAAATTTTGCCTGTTGAAAACTCAAAAGCGAATACGCGGTCAGTAAGCAGAAAAAGAGAAAATATTTACCATAATGTAATTTTAAACTATCCGTCCTGCCTTGTCAAGGCGTTATCTCAATATTGACAAACGTCTAAACCAACATTTTCAAAGCATTGATAAACCAATTTACAAACACATTGACAGGGAAGTGCATTTTAGGCAAATGTCGAAAATGATTTGATGAACAGTATTTGTAAATTTAAAGAAAGATTGACAAACCTATTGACAAACCACGCTAAATAGTGTATACTGTTGAAGGAAACGAAATTAATGTATCTCAATCACGTTCCGCAACCAACTGTAAAGAACTCCCCATTCTTTACAGTTTTTTTCTTGCTATTCTTAAGTTCTATTATAGCACCACTTATAAAGACAAGCGTGTTTATTGCTCATGTCCTTAACGATTAAGTCAACTTGCAGAAGAATAAACAATAAAAGAGGGTAGTTTTACAACTATCCTCTTTTAAAATTTACTCATGTTTACACAACATTTGTCAATGTTTCTCAACTATGCATTCATAGTATTTTGCAAGTTTATCTTCTCCCGCATCCTCATCGTCAAGGAAAGCGTGAGCCATTGCCGCGTAGAAGTCAACAGAGTTGAGATTAAACTCCTTGCCTATTTTGTAGTAATCGGAGTACATCATGTTAATCGCAGCGTAAAATTCGGCAGGGTCGCAGTCATAGCCGTGCTGCCGTCTCACCTGCTCCGTCTGCTCAAAATTCCAGTGTCTCCCGGTCGAGCCGTCGGCGTTCTTCATTTTCTCCGTCCATTCGTCCGCGTCCTCACGGGTAAACTTGTCGTGCTTTTTCTCGCGTCTGCCGTAACTCTCACGCTCACGTCCGTCATAATCGCGGCGGTCTCTCATGTCGTACTCGCCGTAGTAGTCACGCTTGCCGTAGCCGTCGTACTCGTCATAATCGGGCTGACGGCGGCGGTCATAATCAGGGTATCTGTCCTCGCGTCTGTCGTATCTGTCATAATCGCGCGGTCTGCGGTCATAGTCTCGCTCGTGTCTATCGTAGCCGCCGTATTCACCACGCTTATCTTTGCCGCTCGACATCATGAGCAGCCAGTTTGGATTCAGCTTTTTCATACGGTTTCACCTCCCGGCGTGGTGGTAGTCGGCGCTGTGCCGTTGATTGAGCGCAGGTCGTTGTTAGGCGCGCAAGCCGGTCTGCCAAGCAGTCTAAAGCTGCCGCCCGTCGGTGTGGTGATTACAACTGCGCTGTATCTCGTCCGCGTCCTTATCGAGCAAGCGGTCAGCTGAGCGCAGCAGCGGTTAGTCAGCGGATAGAGCGTAGTGCCGTCTCCGATTGTGACGTACACGGGAGCGGTGATTGTCGTAGCTGTCGGGATTGCCTGAGCGACTACTATGCAATATTTTTCTCCCGCGTTATACGCGCCCGCCGGGAGATTGATTATCAGGTTGCCGCCGGTAAAGGACACCGACTGCGACAGGATAAAGCGCGGGCAAAGTCTGCATACATTAGTACAAGCCATTTTATACCTCCAAAAAATCAAAAGGGAAGCGGTACGCCGCTCCCCCGAAGTTGGTCACGGCTTAGAGCCGGAGTTGTGAATCAATAGTTGCCACAGCCGGAACAGCCGGAATTACATCCGTAGTTGCCGTACTGCCAAGGCGCCGGGACATTGAATGCGGGTACGGGAGCCTTACAGCCGAGCTGTGAGACAAGATACTGATTCTGAGCCTGCTGTGATGCTGCAAGCTCTAAGCCAAATATCTTCTGTGTCTGAGCTGCAATCTGAGCGTCCTTCGCCGCTATTTCCTGCGCCGTCAGTCTGTCGGAAATGCCGCGGAATCCGCTATTCATCGCGTCAATGATGTCGCGAGTGTTGTTAGCGGCGTTGGTGTTAATCGCGCAAGTGTCGGTTGCCATGCGGTAGCCAACATCGGCAAATCCGCGCTCCATTGCTCTGCCGTTGTCGCAGCAGCACTGCTGGAGCTGTGTCGCAAGAGCCGCCTGTCCTCTCTCGACGCCGTTAAATCCCTGCATCATTGCGACGTTATTTGCGTTAAATCCCTGCTGTGTCTGATAGCCGAGGTTGCAAACCGCGTTGTCGACGCCGTGGAATCCGTTGAGGATGGACGTGTTAAGTCCGTAAAATCCGTCACAAAGTCCCTCTTGTACGCCGCGGACGGAATTCTCCAAGCCGTTGAATCCAAACTCGGACTGGAGGTCTGCGCGTGTTAATCCGCCCTGAGTGCCTGCCGCCATTACGTAGGGGAGCGCGCCCATGCCGGAGCCGTCACCGTTTCCGCCGAAGCCGTTGCGACCCCAGCCGAAGATGATAGCGAGGATGATTACTGCCAATTTGTTCACGTCAAAGCGCAACCCTTGACGCAGTCTTGCCGTTATAGGTAGACTTCTGACGTTTTCACGCCAGTGCAGACTATATCTTCACCTGTATTTCTACAGGGCAACATTTTTCTTCCGTCATTAGCTTACGGTTTTACTCTCCGTCAAGGAGATAGTCGTTGAGGGTCTTCCATGCCTTAAAAAGGTTTAGGACTGTCCCTGCTAAACACCCATTGTAGAAGCACTTAGGACTGACACCGTGCCAGTTTTTTTATTTCGCCATATGCCATCTCACTGTTTTTTCTGCTTTCGCGCCGTTCAGTTTGCCGTTTCCGACTGCTGTTTAGGTAGTGAGCTTTAGGGATTAAAAGCATTTAACGTTGAGTTTACACCGATTACTCGATATAAAGGGTAGCCGTAGTTATAATCCTACTTTTGCCCAAAGCCCTTCATTTCCAAAAAAACCACCATCGCGATTACTATTGTCTCCTTGTCCAGCAAGGAAACCTGTTAAAAGTTCATTTCCCATTCCGATAATCTCCTGTTTTAAATTTTATTTATACAAACAGGTCGTACGCCCCTGTAGTATGCTTGACTTTTTATTACGTTTGCGCTATAATATGTATAAGACATAACAAGCAAAGGAAAACGTGATAAAATGAAATTTGTTCCTAAATACGAATTCACAGACTTTAAGGGAATCGCAATAAACTATCTCACTCCAATAGCGGAAGTGAAAGAAAGAACAAAGCCTGGATACATACAGTGGTTATTTCGTTGTATTTGCGGGAAAGAGGTTATTCTTCCTGTCGCAAAAGTGATGAATGGATGCATTAAATCATGTGGGTGCATGAGATATAAAGATATCAAGCATAAGCCACATAACAGAAGCAATTCTTCAAAAATCAATCCAGAAGACTACATAGGCAGAAAAAACTACAAGCTTACGGTAATCGGATACGAAAAGCCTGAATCCGGCGGTCGTTTGAAACTGATATGTAAATGTGACTGCGGAAACACCACTCAGTGTTTCCCATATCAATTTAAATCCGGCGATGTAAAGTCTTGCGGTTGTTTGCCCAAAGGAAAGAAAGGCAAGCATGAATGGGTGAGTAATCAAACGCACGGACTAACCAAAAATAGATTTTACAAGCGATGGAACGATATGATACGCAGATGTTACAATACAAACGAACCTGCTTATAAGCATTATGGTGCGCGTGGCATTTCGGTTTGCCATGAATGGAGAGATACGCCCAATGCATTTATAGAATGGTGCGAAAAAACATATCCCGCAGGTAATGGGTGGAGCATTGACCGAATAGATGTTAACGGAGACTACTCGCCTGAAAATTGTCGTTGGGCTACTCAAAAAGAACAAATGCACAATATACGAAATAACAGAAATGTTATCGTAAACGGCGTGAAGAAATGCGTCACGGACTGGTGCGCCGAATTGGGCGTTTCCACAGGAACGGTTTACGAAAAGGTTCGCAAAGGCATGAGTTTTGAAGAAGCTATACTTGATTCCAAGAAATAACCATTTTGGACAGTTTTTTAATCAGGTCTCCAGTCAAACCGAAAAGGGAAGTGTTATTTGTTGATATTTGTTGTTATTTACTGATACCGAGTGAGCGCATTAAATCGCCAATGTCTATACCGCGCTCTTTCGCCATATTTTGTGCCATGGTCTGGAGCTGGTGCGCGTCCTTGCCCTTGATAAGCTCGACGGCTTTTGCGTACTGCGTTCCTTGTCCCGCGAGATTGCTGAGGATGTTGTTAAGCGGCTGACCTGCGCCGAGAGCCTGCATTACGAGCATTGCGGGATTGATATTAGGCATTTTCCGTTACCTCTTTCTTTCCCTTAGTGGGATTTTTCATTTTTTCCACCTCCGATTGGAGAGCGGCAAAAGCTGCGCAAAGTTTGTCAAAATCCGCACGGGGAGTGTAGTCCGCCGTGTCCTTAGCCGGAGCTGTCGGAGGTGTGTATGCAAAATCCGCAAAATCTGACGCGCCGGTTTGCGAGTTGAATCTCTTAAGATATATCATGCCGTGCGCCATATCGGGCATAATCACTCCCGCCGCCATAAAATCACAAGGTGTCGCGAGTGCTTCCTCACGGCTTGTGACGGGTCGGCAGATAAATCCACTCTGCACCTGTGGCTGTGGTGCTGCCTGCTGCGGTTGTGGCTGTTGAATTTGCGGATTATAACCCGTATAGTACGGAATTTGGTTATAGCCAAAGTTGTACGCCATATATCCTCCATACAAAAAATATCTCTGTATCTGATACCATTGTACCATCGCAGAGAGATTTTTTCTTTCAAGAGATTTTCAGTTTATTTGCACTGTTTTTGCATTTAACTTGCCTATAACTTGCTTTCAAACTTGACAAACTTGATTTCAAACTTGATTTCAAACTTGATTTCGCATATTGCAAACTAAATCCAGTCCTATTTTAACTTGCCTATAACTTGCCGGACTTATGTAAGATGTATACGAGCTTCGCAAGAGCCGCCTTGTGCCACTTTGAGACGGTGGTGTATTCGCGTCCTACCGCTTCGCACACGTCCTCCAGACAACCGTTGTCAACGTACAGTATCTTGAGCAACCGCTTGTACTCCGGTTTGAGATTGCATCGGTCAATAGCGTCCGCTATGTCCTGAGTATCGCCGACACTATGCACCGCTTGTCTGCGCTTCGCATGGTCGGTCAACTTTATCCCTCCTTGTTGTCCTCCTTTTCGGCTGTGTCAATAATGCCTTTGATTCCCTCCGCGTCAATCCGAGCCGCGTCAACCTTTGCTTCACCGTAGATGTAGCCGATGATTGAGGATATCGCCGTAATTGCACCCGCAACCTTGCCCGCAATCTCGCCGTAGTCGCTCTCACCCACGCCAAACGACATTGCCACACCGATAATGATACCGATGATTGTCACCCACAGTTTTCTTGAGGTCAGTTTCTGCTTCCAGTTGATTTTGTTGTCCATATTATTCTCCTTTTTCATCTTCATAAGTTATTTCTTCTTCTCCATAATCGGAGTGATATTCCTGCTTGATTTTTTCGCGGTTTTCCATCGCCGACTTGATGAGATATCCCACCACGCCGCAGCTCATTGGTGCGCCTATGTATGTCAGCAGTCCGTCAAGAGACGCCATGTCGGGAGCGATTATCAGCTGCACCACAAGATAGCACATACCAAAAATCGCGCCCGCAAACCACAGCTTCACAATTGCAGACAGCGTTCTCTTTGAGTATTCAACGTCTTTCTTTTTCATGAGTTTAGTTTGAGTTTAGTTTTAAATAGTCCGTTAATGCGTTGCTAACGCGTTAAAACGCGATAATGTTGTTTACCGCACGACTGCCGCCCGTTGACCGTCTCTTGATTCCCTCGACACGGATGTACGAGCCGCCGCCGTCAAGAGCGATAACATTCTCAAAACCTTCGCCCTGTATCTTCTTCCAAACCTCACCGGACTTGATGTAGTTTGCCGAGGTGGTTTTGAGAGTGAGTACCCATATCTCGCCGCTCCTGATGCCGAGCATGTTTCTCGACGTGCCGTAGGTGGTTGAGCCGTCCCAGCCCTCCGCGCCCACGTAGCTCATATCGACAGGCTTTTTGTCGACCACTACAGGCACGCCACTGACAGCGTACTTGATTCCCGACGGAATTTTGTCAACACGCTCGATTGTCGGCTTGCCGGAGTACGGCACGAGCAGCGTTGACACCTTTTTGCCCGCAAACTGCTTCGTCGCGTTGTCGGCGATACTGTAGACAAGGTGGTTTCCGTAGACGTGTTCAAAAAGATTTTCCTTAGCCGCCGCCGGAATGTCCTTGATATCGCAGGCAAGGTTAGCGACAGGGAGCGTGTACACCTCGCCGTCCTCCGAGCGGTAATTTGCGAAGAAGCCGCCGTTGATGTATCTCTTCACGCCGCCCTTGCGCTTGTCCGCGTCGTGATAGAGGATTGCAAAATTCTTCGCGCGGGTGTACGTAATTCCGTCCTTGTCGTAGCTGTCCTTGACGTTGGTATTGCCCTTTTTGCCGGACACATCGAGACTGATGTTTGTGTTCACGTTTTTTTCTCCTTTTGATATAGGTTTTATGTTGTACTGCCCCCACTCGTTAGGTATGCCGAGATATGGAGTAGGGTCTACGGACACGCCGTTTTTGCGGACCTCAAAGTGACAGTGACTGCCGAAGGAATAGCCGGTGTTGCCCTCAATTCCGACCACGTCTCCCGCCTTGACCTTTTGTCCGACTTTAACCTTACGCGCCGCCATGTGGCACATGAAAATCTTAAGTCCGTCAGCCGTGTCAATGCGGATGTAGTTGCCCCACTGCCATGTGAGATTAGACTTGTCCGTGATGATTGTCGACGAGCCTATCACTCCGTCACAAGGCGCAACAAGCGTTTTGTCCGTGCCGCTGAGGTCTACTCCCTTGTGGTAGTCGCGCTGTCCGTTGAGCGTACGCCAGCCAAAGTGTGACGTGAGCGTGACTTTGCCGCTCTTGTAAGGCAGATTCATTTTCATTTTGCATCACCTCCGTTGTGCGGTTCTGTCGGCAGTGCCATGACCTCATTGTACAGCTGTGTTGCAACGTCGTTGCCACGGAGCGCGTGATAAGCCGCATAGGCGCGTTTGAGTGCTTCCTTTGCATATATCGGGCAATATCCCCTATCGAGATACTTGTCGTGATTGCGGATTATCTCTGCGCGGAGAAGGCACTTTAATCCTTCCTCGAGCGCACTTTCACGTTTTTTTCGCAGTTTGATGTATGTAACAGCCCATGTTACCGCACCGCCGCATACAAAGGGCACCGCCCACTTGATAATTGTCTCTACTATCATTTTTTCTCCTCATTATTTCGTTATTAAGAGAGCATTAAGTTCCCTGCTTCTTCGATTAGTATCCAATACACATACATTCTGCGGGCTGTTGAAAAAAAACCAAGCTCTTTGTAGCCTGTTCCGCCATTAACAACAAAATAATTCGATTGAGACGCAACGCAAATGACAAGCATATCGCCGACATTCACTTTCAAAACAGCTTCGTCTCCGTCAGCTTCAACAGGCGTTTGTCCATCTTTAGTAAAAGCGATGACATTTACGCTCGATTTCACAACAAACTCAACTGCTTCTCCGCCCCCACCCGAGGGAATCGCACGAATGCAAGCAGGCAAGTCCTCGATTTTCGCTCCGCTGGCGACAGTGCCGCCTTTTGCGGTTATGGCGGAGATAATGTCGGTTTTTGCTTTCGATATCCGCGTTAGATTTGTTTTAATTGCAGTTATACTTGCCATACATCACCTCATATAGCCGCCAGTGCCGCGCGGATATCATCTGTGAGTGATACCGTGCCGGTGCCGTCGTGATAACCTGCGGGGATGGTTGCGCTCAAAGTAGTAAGTCCGTCGATGGTGAGCTTCTTTGCACCCTGATTAACCATAGTACCTTCAACAGCCACGCCTGTGCTGTCGACAAAAACAGCTCCGTCAAGCACCTTGTCAGCGGTTGCCGTAACGCCGGACACGTCCTTGTACTTAGAGGGTATGGCGGCTACTGTAACCTTAGACAGCACCTTTCCCGCAGTCGGCGTGATGTCCTGCGCCTTTTCTGTCGGAGTAGCTGTTTTTGTCTCGGTTGTGATTGATACCTTGCCTGTACCGCTGTGATAGCCTTTGGGGACGGTATAGGACGTGTCTGTCGTGCTGAGCGACTTTTCAACGGCTCCGTTGTTAGGCATTGTTCCTGCAATAGTGGTTCCGTCTGCTCCTACGATAGTTTTGTTCGCAAGCACGTCGCCTTCTGTAGCCGTCACCGCCGATGTGTCGTTAAAATTGTCCGGTATTGCGTTAACAGTCACGCCTGACAGAGCATAGTAACCCGAGTCGGGAGTAACCTGCTGCTGCTTTTTTGTCGGCGTGACGGTTTTCGCCTGTGTGTTGTAGTTGCCGCCGCCCGAGACACCTTGCACAGTGCCGCTGCCGTTGTGATAACCTTTCGGGATTGTGTAGCTTTCGCCTTCCTTTACCTGCGCCGACACAGCACCGTTATTGTCTATGCCGTCGATTGCCGTAGCACAGTCCGCAAGTTTTGCTGTAGCCGCCACAAGCTCGAGTGCAACGAGTTTTGTGCGTATCGCGTTTCGCGCGTTGGTGAGTGCCGTCAAAAGTTCTGATGTTGTTGCTGCCATTTTTCAAAATCCTCCGTTAAATAATCGCAAGTAATGCGTTAATGTTTCCCACGACGAGATTAACCCCCGCCGATGTGATAGGTTTGGTGTTGTCCTGCTCGGCGCTATCGGTAGTATCTACTGACAATACGCCGTCTTTCGTAATTGATAGGTTTTTTCCGACAGTGACAATGCCCGCTTTTTCCGTAGTCGCGATATCTACGCTAATCGGATTTTCGGTGAGATAATTGTCAACCGCTTTTTGGATGTCTTCGGGCGACACCTCGCCTTTCTTGATGTCTTCAAGCATTGCTATAATCTGCTGGTATACGTCGGGTGTCGGGTCCGGTATAGGCTGACCGAGGTAGTCCGCGATACTATCTTTGACTTTGAGGCAGCACGGACGTGTGGTTTTGAGTATACTCGGTTTTTCCGCCGCGCCCGCCTGCACACCGACAAATATACGCCTGTGCTCGCCGTCAAGCATAGGCACGCCGCATGAGTTTCCGCTCATCACAACCGCCTGATAGCTGCCGTCCTCGCAGACAAAGTACACGGTCTTGACCTTGTCCTGCCACTCTTCGTCAAACTCAAACTCCGCGACATAGTCCGAGTTGTGCGATATAACGTCCTCGCCAGCCGTGATTGTCGGCACTCTGTCACGCACCGTGATGTGTATTGTGGTTAGCATTCGTTTTCACCTCCTGTGAGCTTGATGAATTTCCTAAGTGTGGTTAAGTCACTGTAGGATAACTTTATATCCTCGTTTTCCGATATTTCTATCGGCAGTTCGGTGTCTCCGAGGTCAACATCAAGGTTCATAAGCTCATTGAACCTTTGGTTGAACTCAGCTTCCGTTTCCGCAATAGGTTCATATCTGCCGTTTTCGAGCCTGCAATACTCGCCGAGAATTCGCATTCGCTGAACGTCGTAGAACTTCATCTGCGCTTCTATCTTGTCGAGAAAGCCGAAGAGCCTATATAACGTTTTCAGCGACAGGTTCTGCGCACAGAGTTTTTTGAACGCTTCCTGCGCATAGATTAAATCTGACATTTTCATATTAATTACCTAACGTTTCTTGTTTATTGTAATATATCGTGTCTACGTAAAGCCGATTGAAGTAGTTTAGCGTGCTTCCTATATCCCAAACTCCCTTTTTTCCGGGGACTATACATTGGTTGGAGGTCTGTACTTGAAGTTGATAGCTTGCAGATGAATTGTCTGGGTCTTTGAAGTAGATAAACGAACCGTACAATTCAAGGAACGCCGCCATTCCCGATATTGGAGACTGTACACCGACTTGAACAACGCCGTTTTGTGCGCTCATCTTTGATGTGACAATAGTGTAGTTCTCGTTTTCCGCAAAAAATACCTTGTTGACATAAAGGTTGTCTGTGATGACATTGCCGCCGTCTATTGTTGTTGCACCGCTTGTTGACAGGTCTGTAAACGTTACAAGTCCGTTGAAATTGATATCAGCCGACGAAATTTGAACATTTCCGCTTTTCAGAGATATTGTAGCCTTGCCGCGTGACTGCGTTGTTGTGAAACATTTGACTTTGAAATAGTCTCCGTTTTTGTCGTTCGAACCGTCTTTGATGTACTTGAACGACACATAATGATTTCCTGCTGGAATTGTCATTGAAAACGTCTGTGGCGTTGCGCTCGATTCTCCTTTGAAGCTGTGGTAAACTCCCGTTGAATCCGCAGTGCTATCTTGCGATAGACTAGTGTCAAGGTTGGACATTATGCCGTAGTCATAATTGCTTTCGCCGTAGGATATGCAACGGAATTTCACCTGCGTCGGCTTAGTGAAAGTGAACTTAAATCCGCCATATGCGTATGAATTTGCAACACCCGCATTCTGAGAAGTGTAATATCCGTCAGAGGTCAGCGTGAAATCATATGCTTCCTCGGGAATTATGGGTATGCCATCACCGAAATGCCAAGGTGTATTGCTCCAACTTCCCGCCGAAACTTCTGATGTACTTCCCGCAGTTTCCGTAGCAGTAAGGTCAAGCGCGTTCGCAGAAAGACGTATGGATGAACTGTCGGCGTTTGCAAACAAAGTCAGCAGCGCGCGGACGTTTGAGCCGATTGTCCCCGAACCGTAGGAAGCCGACAGGGATATTTTTGATTCAATGCCTTCCTCGGTTTTTTGTATAAGCTGCTCGATTGCCGTTGTTGTGGTTATCGTACTTCCGCTCGATACCTCAACGAATTTACCCTCTACAGCAGAGGTAATAGAAGCTTTGCCCTCCTGCGTGTTCAGATAACTCTCTACAGCTGTAGACAAATCTGTGCCGCGTAGCATTGACTTCTTGATTGCTTCAAGTTCGCGTTGCTGTACCGGCTCAATCTCGCGTACCAGTCCGCCCGTTGATTCATACTCAACCTTGCCGAATCCGTTCCATTTGATTGTTTGGGAGAATATCGGGAGCGTTTTCACCTCGTCATAATCATTAACTACAGTGATAATGTCTCCGCATTTAATTTCGGGATACCATTCGGCACGTACCGCAATAGGAGAATAAGCAGGGAAGAGTGAAGCCTTTGCAAAAATCGCGTTCACATAAGGCTGTAGCGCAGATATCTCCGTGTCGTTCTCGATGTACAGAAACGGATTGTCGCTGATAACATAAGTATTTGTTCCCGTACCCGCAGTCACGAGCTGGTCTCCGTATGACGTGTAACATTCGAGCTTGCCTATAACGGGAGTTTCAAATTCACTCTCGCTCATCTCAAATCGGTCTGTTTTGAGAATTTTGTAGGAGTTTGTTGTAAATGTGTTTAACTCAACTTTACCATCCGCATTTACTCTCGCGTAACAGCCCGCCGCTTCCGCAATCCACGCAAGCACTTCACGAGCCGTGTAGTCCGAGGTTGAGAACGGATTGAAAGTAAAGTTTTTTGTAGAGTTTGTAAACGTTGTCGTGATAGGTTCAACACCCACTGCGGCGCAAAGGGAAGAGAAAACCGCGCCGAGAGTGACGGGGAACGTCATGTTTTCGATGAAATCCGAAGCAGAAACTTCAAACTTCTGCATACGGTCATAAGCGGTAAAGTCTATGAGCTTGCCGCGAACTTTGTCGGGTCTCTCGCCTTTGAAAACGCCGACCGTCACATATTGAAATGCCGCGCCGACCTTAACACCTATTTGCAAAGTAAATTCCTGTGTAAAATCGAAGTTGTTAAACTTGTTGTCAACATTGAACAACGTCATTTCAACTTGTTTACAAACAGCTTTGCCGAAAGTATAGTCAGTGTCTCCGTTCAGAATGTCAGTAATCTTAACACCATCACCCGTTATCGCAACGTCAGCTTTTCCGAGAACCGTGTTGTCGGCAAATGTTATCTTGATATCCTGTTCGGTATGAGCGCGTATAGCTTCAAGTAAACTCGCGACAGGTTGAGCAACGCTAATCACGTCCGAAGTCTTGTAGTCCGAACTGTTGTTGTTTGAATCGTAAGCGCATACTCTATACTGTACTGTAAGCCACGCAGAGCCTACTGTGTCGACGTAAGATGTGTTCTCGCCCCGATATACCGTCATGTAGCTTGCGCCGTCCACAGAACGTTGTAGCGCATATCCCGCCGCATTTGAAACGCCCGCCCATGTGATTGTCGCCGATTGCCCCGCAGTGAGGGAAGGAACGGTTATAGTCTCGGGCATTGACGGGATTGTCGGTTCGGGTTCTTTTGCTTCAACAGTTTTCTCTACACTTGTAGTCCAGTTGGATGAAACATTGTCTTTTACGGAAGCAACTCTGTATTGAACCTTGCTCCATGTTGCGAGGGCTGTGTCCGTGTATGAAGTCGCTATGCCGCTGTATACTTGAGTAAAGTCACCGCCGTTTACAGAACGTTCAAGCGTGTAACTGTCTGCGCCGGACACAGCACCCCACGAAACCGCTATGCTGTCTCCCGCCGTTATTGCCGAAGGAACAGTAATAGTCGCCGGAGCTGGAGGTGTTAAAGTGCTTGCAAACACGACCGTATAGCATCCGTCTGAATCTGTAGTGTCCGAAACGAGCAGGGAAGAGGAAAGATTCAAAGCGGGGCGAACGCCAAAGTAACCAATGAAAGCATAACTGAAGTTCAAACTGCCATCCTTGACGACAAGCCGAGCGCCGTTGGCACTCGAGTAGTAAGGCGTTCTCAGCCACCAATACCAAGCCGCAGTCTTGGTTGACGGCTTAGAGCTTGACGGCGTATTGCTGAAACACTGCTGCGTGACATACCCGACACGAGCGGAATTGCTTGTGTAGTAGCCCCACGCACTACCTTCGACGATGTTGTTCTCGTTGGAAAGACCAACTTCCGTAGCAGACGGTAAGAACACCTTGCGCTGAATATCCTCATAAGAGCCGCCGTCCACACTCGGCTTTACCACCCGGATTGTGGTAGAGAGAATAGCATTGATTTCATCGGTAGTAAAACCATTCAGAAAACCGGGACGGTTTGCATACTGCGTGTTTGCAGAGACAACCGTTGAGCTGTTAGGCGATTGGTCTGTCGTATGAGCGGCAATATACCACGCATTAGCAGCAGCATTTTTGTTGAGCCATTGGTCGAGGTTGGAGACGGAATAGCGGTTGTTACCATATTTCTGCCTATCAGAATTGCTGTTTCTCGGCTCTTCGGCATCGAAACATCTTAAGTCAAGGATTTCTGCGGCGTGAAGAGTTACCGAGTTCGAAGGATAAGTGGGAGTGGACACATGATTTTTCGCAACAATAGTCCATATTATAGGCTGCGCTTCCTCTGTGTTCACTTGATACTTGCCGAACTTGACTTTTGAGCCTACGGCAAGATTGGATAAAGCCTGTGACACGTTATCCCCCCCTAAAATTCAATGATGTTGAACGACAAATCGAACCGCGCAACCTCTTCTTTGTCAATCCAGTAGTATTTTGTTGTTGCCGACCTGTCGCCCGCGTAATATGTGCCGGAGCGCGTCCCTCCTTTTTGATACGGGTCTGGGCAGACTGCCGTGAAACTGTCGGAATTGACGGCGTTGAGTATTGAAGCCATTTCAGCCCATGTCAGACAGTTCCACTTGAAACCGAAGTTTATCTTCTGCCCCACACGGTTTCTGTGCAAAACAGAAGTCGCGTCTCTCTCTGCACTTTCATCAACGTCTGCTATTGAGGGATTCCATTCGGAAGGGTCTGGAATACTAACCCCCCCGAACTTTATTCCCATTGTGTAATTGAGTAATGATATCATGTTTAACCACCCGTAACCTGTTCAACCATCTTCTGGGAGCGTTTTACCGCGCGTCCCAAAGCGACAGACGGAGAAATCGAAAGTTCCTTGTCAGCAATCTTTTGTAACAGCCTGTTCTGTTCTCTGAGAAGTCTGTTTTGCTCCACGGTGTCCTTGTCCGACCCGGAACTGTTCGCGCGGAGTACGCCGTTCATAGCGTTTGTGACACCCGCCTGAATGCCCGCTATAATCTGACCGTTGTTCGCAACAGCGTTTCTGCCGCCTATAGTGCCTACCAGTTCGGGTCCTGCTTCACGCGCAACGAATAACTGTCCCATAGTCGGGAAACCGCCATCCGCAAACTGATTATCGAGAGAGCCGAACAGCAAATCATCAACAATGGAATCCGTCTTAGTCTTGCGAATCTTTTCTCTCGCTTCCTCAACCTTGCTGAAATCGGCTTTTACATCAATAGTGACACCTGCGGTCATACCGTCAAGGTCTTTGACTTTTCCGCTGAAATAATCGACTTTATCCGCCGCGTCTTGGAGCGCAGTTTCCGCATTATTAACCGCAAGTGATGTATCTTTAACGGCTCCTTCCGCGTCTGCGAGGTCGTCCATCCATGATATAAATTGAGTTGACAGTTCTCCGCCTAAAACGCTTGCAAGTTCTGCGTTTTTTACGCTTAACCAGTGTATGCTGTCGGTTGTTATATCACTCGCGCTTGTAATGTCCTGCAACGCTCTTGTGTTAAGCCCGAGAGAATCAAGGAAACCCTTGTTGTCGCTTTTGATAAGGTCATATATCTTCTGTTGTGCTTCTTTCTGTCTCTCCGTAGCTTCTATATTATCTTGCTTTAGTTCGATAAGTTTATATTCAGCGTCCGATTGCAGGATGTATGCGTTTTTGATTGATTCATTGTACGCTTCAAGCAGAAGTTCCTTTTCTCGCGACTTGATGAGCTTGTCAAGTTCGTCGCGCGTCTGAATGATAGAACCCTTGTCGTCAACTTCAATTTCTATAATCCCCATTGAATTGATTTCGTTTACGAGAGTTTTCAAAAGTTCTGCTTCCGTTGTGGTTCTTTGTTCCGCCGGAATGTTGTTGAGTTTGAACGCTTCGTTTATAAGCTTTTTAAGTGTAGCCATTTTTAGCTCAACCTCTTTTACCGGAGCATCGAGCTTGTCTACACGCAATTGCAATTCAGCCGCTATTTCAAGGTCTATCTTTGCCTTGTCTGCAATTTTCTGGATTTTGGCGTGAAGTTCCTGCGTGTCGAGAAATTTTTGTTTTTTCTCATCAAGTCCAACCTTGACAGCTGCAATAGCCGTAGCAATTGTAGCTAGTATGCCTATCACAAGTCCAGCCTTGCCCCATTTAACGGTAAGTCCCGCTATAGTAGCAAGCGAACCGAGAACCGCTTTAAGTATATTTTCTTTCGTCACTTCGCCTGAAACAAGATTCTTTATTCCATCAAACTCAAACGCAAGTCCCGCAAAAGATATAGCAAGCGTAGCGGATGTGCCAAACCCTCCTCCGAACAGCTCCGATACCTTTATACCGACAAGAGCCGCCACAATTTCTGTTGCATACTCTTTGATTTTCGCCCATGTGTCAAGAAGCCTGTCCGACCACTCCGTAACGCTTGACGAGATGTTCTCCATTGACACCTCTTCAAACATTCCGCTGTAGTCGGGTGTGGTCTTGCCGGAAGAACTGCCAGTGCTTGATATAACGTTCAGCTCGTCAAATCCCGCAAGGAGCTGTTTCTGAGCAGCCGCCGAATCCTTAGCCGCTTCCGCATATTCTTTCTGCTGGCGAATAGCCTTAGTCCACGAAGAAGCACCAGTCATTTTCGCGAAAAGCTGATTCAGCCAGTTTACACCCTCGACTATTCTATCAATGAGCGAATCGAATACGGGAATGAGCGCATTGAGTATCGGAGCTGTCATAGCACCTACAGAGTTTCGGAAATACTGCAGGGAAGTGGCGGCACTGTCCATACTGCTTGCAAAGTCCGTCCCGACCGCCTTACTGTATTGGTAAAGGTTGTTTACGCCCTCGCTGAATGCCTTGGCAATCTGTTTCAAGAACTCATTCACGGTACGATAACGAAGGATTCTTTCAAGTGAACCCGCAACCTTGCCGATAGTTTCGCCGAAAACCGAGTTCTTGAAACTCTTGCCCATCTGTTTGCCGAGGTCTTTTATAGACTTCGCAGCACCCTTTGCTTTGGCTTTGAGTTCGCCAAATTTCGCCGATATCGAAGCAAGCGGTTTTTCTACGGTGTCGAGTTGTTCCGCGTTTTTGATAAGGTTTTCGAGTATGTCACTTTGACTTGTCTCTTTGCCCGCTGACTTGAGTATGTCGTTAAACTGCTTCTTCATCGCCGCAGTCGGTTTGGCAAACATGGAATCAAGCGTTGAATCGAACATAGCTTTTTGTATTTCAGCTCTTTGCCTTTTCGCTTTGGCATTGAACTTTTCCCAATCAAACGGCACAGACATTCCGCCGGTATTAATTCCGCTGCCGCTCATCTTGGCTTTTCTCGCGTCCATGTATCTTTTGACAGCTTCCGTTATGCCATAATCGTCTGTGATTTTCCCGCTGTTTGATTTCAACTTTTTGCTCATCGCAATAAGTTGCTTATAAGAGCCTACAGTAACTTTGTATTGTTTAGATACCTTCGCGGCTTCTTCACTCATTTTTCTAAGTGCAGACGTGCCGTTCTTGATACCGTTTGTGTCCACCATCTTGTCGATGCCGCTTGCCGAACCCATTTCGCTTGCAAACTTTTTGAACGGTTCGAGCGTTTTCACAAGATTTTTCAGCGCGCTTTCCGCCTTCTTTGTCTCGGCAGTGACTACTATTTGCAGATTGTCTATTGTTCCGTCAGCCATTGTTTTTGTTCTCCTTTCCACTGAATTTTTGTCGCATAGCGGAAAGCCACGAGAACGCTTGATTTTGTACTTCCGCTTGTTTTTTAGCTTTTTCCGCTTCTTCCTCGGCTTTTCTCTGCCTTTCGGTTACGGAATACGGCTTTTCGGGATATTTGCCGGGCTTTGTTCCGCGCTTTGCAAAAGCATGAAGAATAGGAGCGAGACAACCTACAGCCTCGTATACATAGATTCCTTGTAACCACGCCGCATAATTATCTCGCTCCTGTCTGTATTCTTCTGCCTCTCGGTAGTAGCGAAGTTCTGTAAAGTCTCCGTTCCAGTATGTGTCATAGGGAACTCCTATAGACATATAGTAGGAGCACATATTATCCGCATACTCCGCAAACCACGGCTTGCCAACTGTCGGTTCAGCGTCAGTTATGCCCGTATCGCCGGAAGATGGTGTTATCCCTTCACCGTCTTCCACTTCACGTTTCCCTTGGGAGACATTTCTTCGATTACCTCATTTACCATTCTGAAGAGGATGTCGGAAAGAGTGTTTGCAGTTTCGCCTTCCTCTCCGTCTTCCGAATTGGCAAATTCCTTGTAAATAGCCATTCTTTCATTTCTCGGTACATTCTTGTGGAAAGCATCGAAAGCCGCACAGAAAAGGTCTTCCTGCGCCGTCAGAAGATGGTCTTCAAGGTTTCCGAAAGAAAATCCGCTCTTCTCAAGTCGTTTGAGCGATGCAATTGTGTAGCCGAGGGTATATGCTGTTCCGTTGTATTCAAACTGAATTGTAGTTCTGTTAGCCATGGTTTATATTTCCTTTCTTTAATCAGGTATCGTCTGAAAGTGAGGGAGCTGTCAGTGCGGTTACGGTGACGGTGCAATGAACAACTTCGTTTACTCCCGCGCCGTTTACTTTAAGAGAGTACATTCCCTTAAAATTGAACTTGCCGTTAACACCTGTTGCCGTGTATGTGCCGTCGTTCGCACTTGTACCGCCAAACCATACGGAAAGGTCTGTTTCGGTGTTCTGACCTGCCTCAAGAGCCTTATATTCCGTCTTGGTGTAGTTAGCTTCAAACTCAATGCTTTCCTGCTGCTGAATGCCGAGTACACTGACAGATACGTAATGCGAAAGAGTTGTAGCATCAAGCGTTTCGGGAGTACCGCCGAGGTCGCCGAAAGAGTTTATATCAATGAGCTTTGTGTATGTGCTTCCTGTGTCTTTCTTCATCAGGAATACGCCCATCGAGGTTACAGGGGTAGGTATAGCCATCTAAATTACCTCCTATAGATAACATTATTCTTGTCCGCACATCCTGTATAACGTGCGATAATTCTGTAAATCGTGCCGTCGTTTAAAGAAACAGGCTGCGCCGCAGTCCTCAAAAATCCGCGCATGGTGAGCTGTCGGTCTATTTCAGCAAGAATTGCTTTCGCTTCCGTTTTGCGTTCTCCCGCTTTGTTGGAGTAAATATTCACCTCATAAAGCAGATTCACGTGATTCTCGCGATTAGAGCTGTCAATCGTGTCCGAACGCACAAGATTGTCCGCTTCCACAACGCTCACAAACGGAAATGACGAGGGCAAACGCTCTTCAACGCCCGATATAGACAGAGCAGGAAACTTCTCTTTGAGCGCATTGTAAAGCTCCGTGTAAAGCACGTTTTCAATGTCAATCATGAGAACACCTCCTTTGCGATATCGTATATTCTTCGGCGCATTTCCTCGGAAGCGTCCCACATGCAGCGGTTGGCATTGTTGCCGTGAGTTCTTATTCTTCCGTTGCCGAGGTCTTCACCGTTCGTTCCGGGGTCTCCGCGATAGTACCATGTGTAGTTTTGACCGTAGCCCTTACCGTATGCACCACGAATCATGCCGAGTTCGTCAGCCTTGGGGTGCGTCACGGGATTATATACGCCGGTTCCGAATTCGATAAACAGTATTGATTCACCTGAAGCGTTGATGGCAAGCGTGTGTTCGTCAAGCCACGTCGGTGAAGAATCAACCACAACATCATTTACGCCGTCATACTCCGCACTTTGGAAATGGATTGCCGCCTGCGTTATGCCTATGTCGGCGAGTTTTTCAAGAAACGTGTTCAGCTTTGCACCGAGACTGCGCGTGTAGTCCTTTATCTGACGCGCGACTTTCCACGTGTTTCTTATTCTGATGTTTATCATCCGTCGACCGTCACCCGCCTTATCGCATAGGAAACGCTGTTTAACGACCGTGCAGCTTTTGTCACAATGTAGTCGTATTCCATGCGCCCGTTCGTGTCATAGGTTAAAGGCTTGTCGATGCACAATACGGTGTGTTCGTCAATCTCGAAATTTGGTTCATCTATCACAATAATTTTGTCGTACTGTATATCCGTTCCGAACGTTTCAACTATAACGTCGCCATACATCGAAGCCGACTTAGCCGCCGATATGTTAGCCTTATACTTCTTCGGAGTTGAGTATTTCGCAGTGTGTTCTCCCGTGTACAGTCCGTTTTCGTCTTTTCCGTCCTCGTTTCCGAGATAGAGTGCATACCAAAATTCACGCTTGTTCTTTTTCAAACATCTCATGTGGGTCTGCCTACTTTCGGAATGATTTCATTTAGAAGCTGTTCGGACACCCATTCAGAACTCCACTTTCTGTCAATACCGTTTTCGGAATGAGAGAGCTGTCCAGACGCGCCGAGCCTGTTGTACATGTCTTCCGCTATGCGTATTTTGAGGTCTCTGTACCGTTCTTCAAATGTAGCATTATCTCCCCCAAAGGGGAAACGGCGGGAGATTATGATATTTTCCGCGCTTTCAAGCAGCTCATAGAGAATGCGTGTATCACTTTCTTCCGTTCTGATTTTCAAGCGTTCAATGTCGGTCATTTTCTCCCGCCTTTCTCATTTCTTTTTGCGTGTGTTAGTTGTTGTCTTCGGCTTTTCTTCCGCTACAACAGTCTTTTCTTTTTCTTCGGTTATCACTCCGTGCGCCGAAAGTTCCGCAGTATCGGAGGAAGATATCTCAAACTTTTCTCCCGCATTGTGCCACACACCACGGTAATTAACCGAATATTTAGGTGTGAGGTAAATCATCAGGCAGTTACCTTGAGAGTTACAACTTCGTTCATTCTCTCGTAGGAAGGAAGAACGATTTCGGAAGCGTAGATATCTGTGACGGCGGGATGAATTTGTACATTCTGTGTAATTGTGATGCCTGTATCAACAATGCTGACTTCTGTGTTCGCTCCGGAAATAAGTCTCGCTTCCTCGGGAGTTGTGCCGTACCAAGTTCTGCCCAGTGCACCTTCGGGAATGAATGTAACATATCCGTCGGGAACGAATGATTTGGTTGCACCGCTTTCGTTCTTATACTTCTTCGAGTAAACAATAGGTCTGATTCCGGTTTCGTTTTCGATAACATCGGAAGCTCTTGCGCCTGTTACATAGCTCTGAACAACGCCCGATGTTGAAATAATGGAGTTCTTAACAGCGGAAGTGGCTTTCAGTAGGTTGAATGTTGCAGAAGACATAATGGCATATCTTATTTCAGAACCTGAAACGTCAGCCGCCTTGTTCTTCATATCCTCAAAGTCCTTAATCGGGTCTGCCGTGGAAGCCGCTGACCAAAGAGCTGTAGAGGTAAGTGCAGAATAGTTGTTAGTCTTCCATGTATCGTTGGGGTCGTAGTCGTATTCATAGGCTACACCGTTCGCTTTTATTGAAATAGCCATATCGCCACTTTCGGGGAAAAGAAGAGACATTCTCATACGTTCAGAGACAACGTGAGCGCCGTCAATGAGGTCTCTTAAATAGTCAAAAGTGCGATTAAGTATAGCCAGTGCGTAAGGCTCATTGGATTCTCGCACCTGAAGGAATTCCTGAATGTCATTTTCAGAGAGCTTATGAGCTGCGCGGAAAAAAGGCATTTCTGTTTCGAATCTTGAAAGTTCGCCAATCTCACGATAAGTTGCCTGAGCGTCAAAAGCTGAAGGAGCGAGAGAAACAGGAAGTCCACCGTATCCTTTTATCCAAGCAAGACGCAGTCCTGCCTTCTTTTCGGCAGGGAAAAGTCCTTCGCCGAAATATGGAATTCTGTTAGAGGCTGTCTGTTCATAGTTAGCCGCAATTGCGTGCGGTGTGATAAATTCGCTAAGATTCATTGTTCAAGTCTCCTTTCACATTAGGCGTTAGTCTCTGTGTCGGTTCTTATAACAAGTCCCGAAACAGCAGTGCCAAGAGTTGAAATGTCTATGCCGGAGTGAGCCTTTGCTTTAACGCCGTCTATAACACCCTGTACAACGATTGCACCGTTGGGATTGACTGTCGGGTCTACGTCATAAAGAAGTACGCCGACAGCACCTGTAACTCCGCTTGAGGGAGCTGTGCCGTCTGCTGTGAGCGGCGTTCCGGCTTTAACAAGGGAAGTGCCGGCGACGGTAATGGGGATTGCATTGTAGTTATTAGTCGCAAGAATAGTGAACATCTTGCCGGATTTTGTTTCTTTTACCTGCATTTTCTATCTCCTTTTTTAAAATTTTTTAAAACTTCAAATAATGTTCAAGTGCATTCTTATTGACTTGATTAGCTTCTGCGGTACGTTTGCCGAGCTGCTTAGCGAGAGCAATTTCAGGACTGTCTTTTTCAGTGTTGCTCCCACCGTTCGGATGAAGCCCGCGTTCAATATTTTCCTTGAACCTCTTTTCACATTCGGCGTTATATTTCTTCTGATTTTCGAGAACCGCATCCATGTCACCGTTGAATATTGCTTCTGCGGTAGACTTTGCAAGTTCGGGAGAGTATCCGACTTCCAGGTATTTAGCGGTGTTCTCGGCAATAGAGGTCTTTTTCAGCAGTTCATTGTATTTGTCCTGAAGTTCCTTCATTGCTTCGTCGGACTGAGCCTTAGCCGCTTCTTCGGAGGTCATTTTCTCTTTAAGGCTTCTCTTTGCCGCCGCGAGGTCAGACGCGGTCTTGTCAAGCAGCTCTTTCTTTACATATCCCGATAAGTCGACTTTTTCAGGGATATCAAGTCCGAGAAGAGCCTTGACCTGGTCTTCCGCGCTCATTGCGTCAAATCCTTCGATTGTTGAGGTGTCAATGTTAGGCATAATAAATTCTCCTTGCGTTTTTCGGTCTTCTCTGACCTGATATTTTTTGCGCTTTTATACTGCATCTCCGCAGTCTGCGAATTTTATAAAGCGACTTCTCTGCCGCTGATATATTAAGGCATGAGCCGTATATCCGTTATTTTCTTTCTATAGGTGCGAGATAACATCTGCAATGCCAGTGTTGCTTGTCGGGTGCTTCGTTAATAGGGAATATCTCTCCGTCAAGCGGCTTGCAAATCTCGCATACCTTTTCATCCTCTTGCGTCACCCACATCACATACTCAACTCCCGCGTCCTTGTATGCTCTGAGTGCCATCTCGTCAGTCACTATATCGGCGTATTGGGCGGTCATATTCGACCATAGGCTTACTGCACGTCTCCACTCGCTGTTAACGTCCGAACGCGCCCTGAGAGCTTCTGAAAGCCTGTCGCGCTTTCTTAAGACTTCGTTCTCGTATTCGTACTTTGTTACGGAATTCGGAGACGAGAGGACAGTCTCGGCAAGGGTCTTTTTTGCTTTTGCGGAAATTTTTCCGATGTCCTTGTAACCGTATCGGCTTACTTCTTCACCTATTTCTTCATATATGGCAAAGGCAAGTTCGAACATCGTTTCCCGAAAATCGTTATCAAGGTTCTTGTAAAGCGTCGCGACGGTCTTTATAACGTGAAGTTCGTCGAATTTAGCAAGCCTTATTGAGGACTTAGCTTTTTCAAACCGCCGTATTGTCTTCTTCCGCAGTATTTCTATCGCTCTGTCCGTCGTTATGTACCGTTCTTGCATTCTCAAGCTCCTTTTCTAAGCTGTTTTCAAGCTCGGACTGTGCTTCTTCATACCACTCCATACCGCGCTGATATGCATTCTCTACATCTGTAAACAAACCGGAAATGTCGTAAGCGTCGCGCGGATGAACCTTTTCATTGTTGAGCAGTTCGCAAAGAACCTGTGCTTTCGATTGAATGTCGGTGAGGTTTTCGCGGGTAAACTGAATCTTAACATCGTTCGGGTCGAGGTCGAGAATGCCCTTGTCTTTGTAGATTTTGAGAATCAGCTTCAAAATCTCTCTTTCCGAACGCGCAAATAGCTTTTCAGTGTCGTTAGCTCTCGCGGAAGCGTCCTGCCAACCGTTGCGGAATCTCGTTCCCATGCCCGTGTCTGCTGCGGCTGAATCTCCGGCTCTTGTCGGCATACCCGTTATTTCATCAATGTAGTCATACAGCGCGTCTATTTCCGTCTGAACGCCCGTCTGCGAGATTTCAGAGGATATGCGGTAAACCTTTGCTTCCGTTCCCTGACCGCTTCTGATGCAGATACACTGACCGCCCCTTGCAAGCTCCTTGTATGTGTTCTCGTCGATTTCGCAGTTTTGGAACACGTCATAGGCGTTTACAAAGTCAACAACATTGTCAACACGAGCGGACTCAAGAGTGTTTATCATGTTGATAGGCGAGAGAACCGTCTCAAACGCTCCTAAACGAGCTTCATTCAGCGGATATTCCACTATCGGAACGCGCCCGAAGTCGTAAGCAAGCCAGTCTACAACGTCATTACCCTTTACGGTGTATCTTCCTTCCGGCACATAAACGTAGTAAATGAGATTATCGTCCTCGTCGTACTGTTTCAGTACACCCGCGAGAGGTTTTCTGCCAATACCGGAAGAGTAGATAACAAACGCTTCTCTCGGGTCGAGGGAATAAAGAGCTGCGGGACTTCCGTCTTTCTCGTTGTCGGGGTCGGGAAGAACCATCCTCGGTTCAACTCCGCAGATGTGCATCCAGTCGGAACACTCTTTGTCCTTTGATTCTTTTCCTTCGGAAGTCATAAGAACGTTCAGATAAGCTACCTTGTCGGATATATCCTCTTTTCCGTTAGCCGCTACATACTGAATGGGAGAGCTGAGGAAGAACGAAGATTTAAAAGTGACTATCTTGTTCGGAAGGTTGATAGTGACCTTGTTGTTGTTGTCGGGTCTCACGGATTTGTCTTTATAGCGGATATCCATTATTCCGCGATAAACGTCATATAAGTAATTTATTTCCGCGACATTTGCGCTGTCAAAGCCGAGCGAATCTTCAAGCACGGACACAACGTTGTCGCTGGTTATTTTTTGTTTGTTCGTTAGTATCTTTCGCCGACCATGAAGGCTATCACAAGTAGTAAGGCGAACAATATCATTTTCAAGCACGTGAAAAACCTCCGTGTAAACAAAAATAGGAACTACCCGTATGTTTTCCACACGAATAGCCCCTATCGGCTCTTACTGCAACCCGATTGTTACAGCGTTTTTATAGTGTATTTAGCTTTTCTCGAAGCGGTTATTTCAAGTATAGTGACCTCTTCGCGCGATTTCTTTATTTTAACGTCATTACCACGTTCTAAAATCTCGTTGATTATAATAAGCGCGTCTTCTTTGACGTACTTGAGACGGTGCGCGTGTTTCTCTTCTTCCATAGCCACCTCAATAAGGTCTTTGTATTAATCTTACCGTCTGCGTCTCAAATGATTGAATGAAGTCTGAAAGCATTGAGAATGCGTCGGGTACATCGTCATGTGCGTTTCTTCCCGCCATAGTATAACTGCAAAGCATGCCTATAGCGCGTTTATACTCTTTGTTGTTCTTTATAACGCTGTTGTCCTTGAAAAGGAAATGCTCTTTGACAAATGGAGAATCAACTATAATTCGCGTAGCCTTGTTTGCTGTCGAATATTTTGTAGTAATCCTTGTGATTCCGCCGCGCGATTTTACCTCTTTTTGAACCTTTTCCGCGATTTTTCCGCCCGCAGAGTTTGATTCAAAACGGCTCAATTTGACTTTGTGCCGTAAAAGAACCTCAACAAGCCTTGTTTCAACTATTTCGGGATTACTGTTGTCGCAGATTATTTCTTCGATGTAGAAGTCATTGCCGTACTGGTAAGCAATAGGCATTACACAGTAGTCCGCTCCTTTGTCCTTTGTGTCACACACAGATATAACAGCGTCCGGCGAATCCGATGGACGTTCAAAATAACGTCTGAGTTCGTCCTCGTTGTAGAGAAGTCCCTCGCGCTCTATCGGCTGATTCATAAACAAAGCCCGCCATGAACAATCGTCGAGGTTGTTTTTCATGTCCTCGAAGTACGCCTTATCAAAGCCTACACCATATCGGTAATTGAAATTGCTTTCGCCGTCTTCATCAACCGCAGGCATTACGAGAAACTGAGCTTTCGGAGAATCCGCGTACATTGTTTGCAGTCTCCCTATAGGGTCATGCACCGACCATCTTGTAGCAATGTGCAGTTCTTTACAGTTTAGTTTCTTTCTCGATTTCAAGTCGTTCGTGTAAGCCGTCCAAAGCTTGTCAAGTCGTTCAATACTCAATGCTTCCTCAATGCCAGACACAAGGTCGTCGGCGGTCAGAAGCTTTTCACAACGTGTAGCACCTGTAAGGGAAGCACCTATAGCACGGCAGGTAAGAGACGAAAAGCGGTGTTTCTTACCGAGGTCTATTGTCTGCTCCTTTGCGTTGGTTATGATTGTTCCGGCAGAGGGGTACACATCGTGCCATAAATAATCAGGGTCTGAAAGAATGCTGTTTACGCCGTCATATATTGAGTTAGTAAGCGTTCCCGAATGTCCCGAAGCAAGGGAACAGCTGTCAGGAAACGCGCCTATCATCATCGAATGCAGGAAGATTTCGAGAGTGCTTTTGCCGCAACCGGGCGGAACAGATATAGACAATATGTCAAGTTCTCCGTCCACAAGTTTTTGCATTGCGCGGCATACAGGCTCGAGCTGCTTTCTTCGCGGAATCCAGAATCTTTTCTCCGGCTCCCGCTGAAGCTCTATATACTGCATATAGCTGTCGAGCCTTAATCCCTGCGCTTCAAGCAAAAGCACAGCCTTAAAAAGAGAACTTGCGTCTTTCGATTTATTTTGTATAATTCGCTCGGTGCAATATCTCTTCAAAGTCTCCGAATACCACCACTTTTCAGCACAGCTATTCATCGAAGACAGCACCGAATACATAGCCGTATAATGTTTCATGTTCTCAGGCTCGGCTTTGATGTGAGAAAGAATATTTTCTGCTACGTCAATATAACGCCTATCAGTGTGTTCGCCCGCCATTATCTCCGCTTGCAGTGCTTCCATTCTCGTTCACCTCTTTCGTCCGCCTGAAATAATCACGAAATACAGATTTTATCTTCTGATACCACCTATACTGTACCGTGTGAACAGCCGCAGAATCATCTATTACCATCCACAAATCCAGATTGCTTTTCCTTCTCCATCCGACTTCAAACGTTTTCGGGATAAAGTCACATTGTGTATATACCGTAACGTTACACGGTTCTTTCAATGCTTTCAACCCTTCGGCTATAGCTACCATCGTACATCGTATTGAGTTCCATCCGGCGATTCTTCCGCTAATGTATTTCTCGCGCTTTCCATACCTCAACAGTGTCTGCCAATACCCAATTCCGCTGTCTTCAATAAAACCTCCGAAAACGTATATATCGACATATCTCATACACACCTCGGAGGTCTTTTTTGTTTTTGCGCGATTTTTGGAAAACAGAACAAAGCCATTTACAAAGTCCTGATTACAAAAGCCCTAAGTTTTTTAACTTTTGAGAATATTTGAGGGGCTAACACGCGCCCGCCGCTCTACAGCTGTCAACCACCCAGTGTCGCATATAGGGTATCTCTTCCCCGAATTATACAAAATCTTCATTTTGCCTAATTTGATATGTGCATGTCTGGGTGTGTATGTACGCTCTCATAATGCTTTATACGCTTAACTAAGTCCTTCCCTGCCCTGCCGCAAAATCTTGAATATATCGCTCTATCGGCTTTGTGGCGCGTCTCAAACGTCGCTTGTGTCCTTGCTGTCGTATATCTCTATAACATCATCAAGTTTTGGCGCGTCGATTTGCTCTGTGGGCGTTTGTGCGACCTCTAAGCGCGTGTTATTTGCAAAGCCTTGAGAACTGTTGTTAAGTAAAAACATCGCGTATACGGGATTGAGAGAGCCGTCCGCGCCCTTTTGGACGGTGTTTGCGGCTATGAGCGTCTTCATTCTTTTTATAATTGTAGAATGACGCTGTCCTATACGCGACTTAGTCCCCCACTCTATAAGTGTAACACGGTCGACTCCGAGAGCAACGGCGAGACTTGCCAGCGAGGGGAAAGCGTGATACCGGCTGCACCATTTTATATAGTCGCTGCAACGCTGCTCTACCTCGTCGGCACTGTCCAGGTCAACAGCCGGCAACGTCATAAGCTCTTGCAGAGCGGTAAGCGTATCGGGGTTTACTTCTGTAAGCGGCGTTCTCGGGTCGGAACATCCGTTTAATTCACACTCCAAACGTTCCCTTGCCGCAATCGCTTTGTTGTGATTGCTTGTCTTGCGTCCTTGCTTCTTCCGCTTCTTCGGCTGTTCTACATTTGTAAGTTCTTCCGCTGTCTCAAAGTCTGCTATATGCTCAACTTTCACTATGCTTTTCTCCCTTCCGCTAACTTTATTACATAACTATATTATAACAATAACATTATATATTAACATAATCCCAATTATTACTATAATTTAACTATATTGGTATTAGTGATATATTAAGGCTGATTTCCTTCTTCTTTCCTTTTCTTCCTCTCCCCCCTCCCCCAGATTGATTATAGCACTAAACTATACGTTTGTCAAGTGTGGAATGGGAGTAAATTATGTCTGAAATATTAACAACAAAAAGAAAAGAGGCTTGCGCCCCTCTTGCTTATATAAGACCCTGCAACCGCTTTTTTATGTCCTCGTCAAAGTCTGATTTGTCCGGCTGCTTGTCCGGCTTTAGTGCGTCCGCGACTTTCGCCAGGACTTCCCGCCGCGCTTCTTCTTTTGCTTTTTCTTCTACCTTTGTAAAATTCTCTATCCCTGCATAGTTGTCTACCGCTCTTGTAATGTAAGCATTGAGCGACAGCCCCGCCGCCTTCGCCTTTTCGCTCCACTGGGATTTTTTTCCTTTTTCCGTCATTAGGTTTATACGGTCATATGACTGTTTGTTGTATTCGTTGTTATACTTAATTTTGTTAAATTCTGCCATTTTTTATTCCTCCCATTTTACTATATTTTACAACGCCATTGCTCCATAAGTCAATAGGCATTGTGCATAAAATACTGTCTCAAACATTGTGCAATATTTAACTCAAAATCTTGCTAAATACTATTGACAAGTATTGCGCAATGTGGTATAATATAAGTGTCAAAGGGAGAGCAAAAGCAACTCCCCAAAAAATAAAAAATGAAATAAAGGAGAAACAAAAATGAAAACCATCGAAGAAATCACCAAAACAATGAAGCTCCACCACATCGCCAGCCGCCGCGGCTACATCTCCCGCAAGTCAGCCGGAGAGGTCGAATCTTACAAGGGTAAGTTTGGCAAAGGCTACATCATTCTCCGTCCCCGCTTCGACACGACAAACTATATCTACGTTGAATATTACATCACAGACTAACCTCCGCCCGATGATGGCTGGACGGCAACCAGCCGAAACCCCGCAAGGGGTCGCGGAAAGCCAATGAATGAAAAACGAAAGGAAACATAAAATGAAATTTGAAACAATATCTGAATACGAAATTTTGAATCATGCCTACTATCACATCTTGGATAAATGGCTTAAAAGAATCGAGCGGAATGACGAATACAAAAAAGAATACGGCAGAGAAAATAAAATCGAACGACACTGGATTGAAAAATACAACGACCAATTGAACGAATTACACGAGGCAATCCTCAAGTTGGAGCAGGCGGAAACAAGAGCATAGCAGAGTGGCGGGAGAAATCCCGTTAATGCGGTCTGGCAGACGGTCACAAACCCCGACAGCCGAAAAGAAAGGAATTAACAATCATGACAAATTATAAAATCTGTGAAAATAATCAGTACAACAGCCGCGAGGTGTATTTTGACGGCAAGCCGTCCCGCGCAACTCTCGACGCGATGAAAGCTCTCAAGATGAGATGGAATCATGTTAAAGCGTGCTGGTACGGCTACGCTCAAGAGTGCGACCTTATCAACGCCATCATCACCAACGACAGAGACGGCGAGGACATCACCGGTGAGAAGACGGAGGGCGCGACGGTCTACACAGACGGCTACCTCGGCGGCGGCGCGGTCTACGGCTCAAAGTCCGACAAACACCTCTACGGCGCGGACTTATCAAAAGCCATCCGCGAGGACATCAAAGCGGCGGGCATTAAGGGCGCGTCTGTGCGCTGTAAAACTTACAGCGGCGGGCAGTCAATCACTGTCACGCTTTCCCTCCCTCAATCCGCATACGTCACAAAGCAGCATTTTGCCGTTGATTATCAGATTCCCACGTCCGCAAACTGGATTTATTATGATGACGAGGACGGCAAAAGTCAAACAATATCTGTGGGAGAATACTACAGCAATCGAACATCAGCCGAAGAACAGGAGAAAATCAGAATCAGCGCGGCAGCCTCGGAATACCATCGCGAAGCGGAAATCGAGAACGAGTTGAACGTTTACCACCTCGACAAATATAAAGTATACACGCCGGCAACGATGGAAACCATCAAAAAAGTGAATTCCATCATCAACGCGTACAGATACGACGAATCAAACGCGATGGTTGACTATTTTGATACCAATTTTTACTATACAATTTGCACAAAGCCGATTTCAAAATAATCCCTTCTCCCGCTTCGGCGGGAATCGTCAGCCGGTAAAAGTCCGGCTCTGAAGAGCAAGAGCGAAACGAAAGGACATCAAAAATGAAAGCTATCAAAAGTCATTACTTTGTATTTTCCCAATGCGTGGACGGTGAGCGGTTCGCATTTGCCGAAACAATCCGCGAATCAGAGAATATTTTAGCTTTCGCCGCGCGTTACAATGCTGATTATTGTATGGCTTGCAGCAGTCGCACGGAAGCTGAAAAAATCGCCATTGCATGGAACGAATCATACAAAAGCAATGGCACATATCCGAAATGGAGAATAGAATCATGAAAAAACTAACAACATTGTCGCTCATCATCTTGCTGGGAATAGTCTCCTGCTCCCCCATCAAGCAGGAGCGTTACCAGAGCGGCACATACGTTACCGTCAACAGCGGCTGCGGCTACATCGTCACCGACGACGGCAACGTGTGGAGTTATTTCAACCGCACAATCCCGTCCGGCTCTTCCATCCTCGTCACCATATCCGACGAGGGAACGGAGGAAATCGAAGACGACGTAATCACAAACGTCGTCGAAAAATAAATCAAAAAAAATAAAAAAATTTCTCATAACCTATTGGCAAACGCGCCAATGGGTGGTATAGTATAGGCGTAAAGAAAAGAAAGACAAAATCAAAAACAAAAAAGGAGAAAACATCATGAAAAATTATCGTATCAATTTTAATCACAACTATTGGATAAACGGCAGCGGATGGAGCAGCTCCGAGACCATGGAGACGTGGGAGGAAGAAGCGGAATCTTTTGAAGACCTCGAAAAGAGTCTTTGTGGACTTGACTTTGAGGAAGCCGAAATGATTCGCGAAGCTCCTGACTGGCAGCTTTTAAAGCTTGCAGAAGCAGAAGAGAGCGACACGGAAATCGAAGTCGAAGCTGTTGAACTTGACGAAGACGGCGACGAAATCGAAAGACGAACGATAGTCACTAAGTGGCTGTCCGAAATAATCAAAGAGAGTTGGAGATACAAAGACCTCTCAACGAGCAAGCCGACCGAGCGGCTATAAACAGGATTCAGGCTCGGTGCGTTCCCTCTTCGGAGGGAGGTATCAAAAAAACAAAGGAGAAGACAAAATGAAAGTACGCATTACCGTTAGAGGAGACAGCATCTGCGAAGGCAGACCTATGGGTTTCTCTGAATTCAGGAAGGAAAACGGCAAGTGGTCCTACACATGGTGGGGGGCTGACGAAGACGAACTCGAGGACTGGGAAGAAGAATTCCGCTCCTCCGCCGAAATGTGGGAGCGTTTTGAAAAATTCGACTGGTCGGAAATCATGGGCTTTGACGCCGACCCCGAATACGCTCACAAGGTAGCTGTCGAAGGCAAAGGCGACGTTAAAACCTTATACCGTCTTATCGCGACTGTGCTCGGCGACGACGGTCGAATGATTTTAGACGCCGACTGCCAGCCCGTTGAATTTATCCTCGCGCGGGCATGGGAACGCGAGGAAGCTATAAAATTTTGCAGCAAAGCAGCAAAGGAGAATAACAAATGATTTATTATATCGACACAACCAATCACGAGTGGTGGGGGCGCACCCTCGCGGTCTACCGCAACGCAGCAGAAATTCTCGGCGTAGAAATCTGAGGGGAACATCCATGGAAAGGAAACAACTCGCGATATATGAAGTCACACGAACCGCAATAGCCAAAGACGGCTCGGAGCGAACCTCGACAACGCTTCTCCTCATTGAGGAGCACGCGAAAATCGCCGAAGAGCGCGATATCCTCAAATCAAAGTTGGATATCAAGCAAGGCGATACTGCGAAATATCGCGTAAAATACGCTGAGCACACCATCGCAATACCCCGCCGCGAATACATCATCACGGGAAATCAGCTCGACCAGCTTTTGAAAGACATCAAGCGCGGAAAAGTTGAATGCGATGGCTTTAAAAACCCCGCAACACTCGACTTTGACAACGCCGAGAACGAGCGAATAACGGAAATCAACGAATGAATCACGAAAGGAGATAAACAATCATGCTACTATCAGATTTCCACCGTCTCCGCATCGCCGCGGAGGACTGCTCATCGCTTGATGAATTTATCGCCGAGGTAGGCGGCAGCCTGCCGGAGGAATGCTATCCCTCCGACATGAGCGCGGAAAAACCCATCAAAATCATGTCAATCATCTGGGAGCTGGCGCACGATTTTTGCGCATCAAAAGTCCGCGCCGTCAGCGGCATGACGCAAGCGGAATTTGTCCGCGAGTATCGCATCCCGAGAAGAACCGTCGACCATTGGGATGTGGACGAGCGAACGCCGCCGTCCTACGTCCTCGAGCTGCTTGCTGCGGATGTTGTATCGGCGAAAATAAAGGATGAAATCGAATAAAGCAAAAAAAGAGAGCCGAAAGGCTCTTTTTTATTTTGTATCCGTTTTGCTCATTTGTGCATAAGCAACAAAGCAAAGTATCATTTGAGGCAATATAAATAAAAGTTCGGTAATGCGAAAGACAACAGAAACCGAATATAAAATACCCGCAACAAGAGCGTTCCTGCTCATTCCGCTTGAAACGCCAATCCAACTAAAGATAACTCCGATTATAGTCAATATGACTTGCGGGGCAGTTATCATCGTTCCTAAAATCTGCCCTAACCCATATAAACTGTTTTCGGCTGTTGTAAGGTTGTTTATCAAATCCCAAAGCAAAATCCCTGCGTAAATATTGCCTATTATCGACGAAATCAAAAGCAGTGTATTTGGTTTATGCTTTTTCATCAGTTTATGTTCCCGCTAAATTGCACATCGTAACTGTAGTAAAAATAGCCGTCTTGGAAATGTACAGTTTGCGAATCATCCCAAACATCCAGTTTGCCGCTGATTTTAGATACAGTCATAGGGAGTTCGACATTGTTATCGGAATAATATCTTATATATCCCGATGAATCAGCTGCTATACGATAGGAATCATTACTCACATCATAGCTAAAACCGTTTATAGATATGGCAGATGAAGTTGCTTTCAGTTCAACACTTGTTTTGTTGGTTGCCAAAAACTCAATGTAGTATTTCATCTCGCCCCAGTAGTTTTCTTCGGAGTAAACACGGCTGAACGAAATAGTGATAAAATCATCATCATACAGCACGTTGCTCGTATTTTGATAACCGATATCATTTTCATATCCGTTGTAACCGTCGGAGCTTGACACCGTAGCCATGCGCCTATCAGAATCATAGCCTACTTCAAGTCCGTATGCTTCGGCAAGCGCGCGGAGCGGTGCGTAAGTCGTGCCGTTGTAGGAAAACGTCATTACATCGTTTCCGTTCGCGTCCTTCGGGTGGAACTCTTCCCCATCAACGAGAATCTTTATCGACGGGTCTACATCAATCGTCATGAGCTGCCCTGCCGCGAATATCGAGGTTGACATAGCGGTAACAATTCCGCAGGCTATAAGTATCTTTGTGCTGTTCTTCACTGTTGTCACTTCCTTTCTGATAAAGGGTATCACAAAATCAACCATCAGTCAAGAGTTTCGGCAAAAGTTTATCATCTCATCGCAAAAAAATCATCAAAAAAGCTTTCAAAAACCCCGCTGTTACGAGAAAAGAAAACAGAGAGAGAAAGAAGAAAGAAGAAAAAGAAAGAAAAGAACCAAAAGAAAGAATAAAGAAGAAAGAAGAAATAGAGAGATAAAAGAAAAGAGTAAGGGTGAGTGCCAGCACTCCCCCCAGCCCCCACCCCCCAGAGGGGTCCCCCCTCACCCTTGCGGGTGAGTCCACATGTTGAAAAGAAGAATAGTATAACTATATTTTATAGAACTAACTATAGATTTAAATATATACTATCAAATATAGTATTACTAAATTTAGAGTATAATCATAGTATGCCTAAAATTTATAGAATATACGCAGTTTTCGGCGTTTTTCTTTTTTTTGCCGCCGCATTGTCTTTTCTGCATTTCCACTTTTGCGGCTTGTTTTTCGCCCGATAGCATTCCTGCGCCCTTGCTGTACATTCAAAACGCCCCACAACGCGTCTGAACCATCTGTGACGCGTGTTATTTGTTTTTTTAGTGTATTTACCTGTCTTTAATAATAACACGCTTTAAACAGCTTCTGTGACGTTCAGAACACGTTCCGTGAAATCAGTTTTCCGCAAAAGTTTTGCCGGATAGTGAGGTTTGACAGTCAAACGGAAGTCAAATTGACGTCAAACGGAAGTCAAACGATGTTTAACCGTTAATTAACAGTGATTTAACCGTTAAACAAACCGTTACAGTAACAGTTACAGTAACGTTACAGAAACACCGTTCCAAGAACAGAAAGTCTCCGTGACTTAACCGTGACCGTCACCGTGACCGTCACCGTGACCGCTTAATCTGACAGTCAGACGAATGTAAGACAACTGTTAGATGTATGTAAGACTGACAACATTCTTACAGTAAGACAAAAAAGAGCAAGGAATCACTTCCCTGCTCTTTTTTTATTTGCTTTACTTATCGTCTGCTTCTTTCTGACGTTCGACTACTTTCCAAGCAAAGTTTTCTATTGTCTTCCACTCTTCAGGCGTAAGTTCTGCAAGTGCCGCCACAAACTGTTTAACAAACGAAGAATCCGCTTCATGAGCCAGTTTGCCGAATGCATCAAATATCTTGTCTTCAGCGACTTTCAATTGGAACATATTGCCTTCGCCAGTTTTCAGCCAAGATTCATTTACGCCGAATTCAACGCATATGACATTTACTATTAGCTCAGTTGGTTCAACTCTTTTCAACTCGATATTGCTTATGACATCGCGCGAGACGTAAATTCTTTTGGCGAATTCCGTTTGTGATAAGCCGAGTTCTTTTCTCAAAGTTCTTATATTCTCAGCTATCATATCATCACCTCCTTCGTGTAATATTATACTCTTTATTTAATGTGTTGTCAACACAAATGAGCAAAATTTTTTTTATTTTTTTATTTAAATAGTGTTGACAAACACAACACGCGGTGATATAATGTGTATGTACCACAAATTAATGAGTGTACAACACATGGAGGTGATAATATGAAAAAAGAACAGCTGAAAGAATTCGACAATTCTATTCTCGAAAATATTGAAACAGCTTGTCTCGAAACCGACAAGGAAGGGCGCGCGCTTCTCCTCGCGTATGTGCAGGGATATGCTGCGGCTAAGAAAAAGTACCACAAAGACAACAAGGCTGACGAAAAGAAAGAGGACATCAAATGAGCAGCCCCTACAAATTCAGCGAGTGGACATACGTCGATAAGGCAATCGCCGAAAATCACCACATATGCACCCGCTGTCACAGTGACATCACATCAGACCACATCGGAAAGCCCGTCCTCATCGCATACGACGGAGACAATATCGAGTATATATGCCCCGACTGCACAGCAGACTTCTTCTTCTACTCCCTCGGCAAGACGCTGGAAGCACTGAACTGCGACCCCGTAGACACCGAGCAGGACGAAGAAGACCGAAAGGAGCGGATGAAGAATGCCGAGATACCTTTATGATGTGTCCAATCTGCACACCCAGCCGCCGGAAGAGAAGCCGGGCAAGAGACGCAAAGTCGCATCACATAACAAAATAGACCCGACAGATACAGCCGTCTGCCTGACCTGCACCAAGAAGAAATGCACAGGTGCATATGTTTGCTTTAAGAGAAGAAAAAAGGAGACAACCAAATGACCGAGACAAACGAGATAACAGCTCTCGCCAATATCTACACCGAGGATATCATTCCCGAAGGCGTGAACCTCGTCGAGATAAAGAGCGAACTTGTCCTTGAAAACCACCTTGCAGACCTCATAGCACCGATAAACGAGTTCTGCGACAGAGTAGAAAACGTGCCGATATCGGAAGATACCGCAAAGGACTACCGCAAGGCACGAACAAAGCTCCGTAAAATGACGGCGAATTTCAGCGACTACGTAGCCGGAATAAAAACCGCAGTCCTCGCCGGATATATCGACTTTGAGAACGACGCAAAAAACATCAAAAAACGCCTTGAAGCCGCCGACAAGCACATGAAGGAAGCCCTCGACAGCCTAAAGGAAAACACGTCAGAAACGCCCACAACGCCGTCAGAGGACGCTAAGCTCTATAGGCTCACTTATATTGCCACAGGCACTAAGGGACAGCTCGTAAAGCTCAGGAACTTCATGGAACAAGAAGGCATACAGTACGAAGATTATAAACCGTACAGGGAGTATTGATAATGGAAAACATGGATATATACAACAAGCTCCGCGCAGTACCGCAGGAAGCGATAAAACCAATAGCCGCAGGAAGACTTAAAGGAATGTCGGATATCAACCCGATGTGGAGAATCAAGGCTCTTACAGAGGCATTCGGAACGTGCGGCTTCGGATGGAAATACGAGATAACAAAACAGTGGCTCGAAACAGGTACGGATAATGAGATACGCGCTTTCGTCAATATCAATCTTTACGTTAAGGTTGACGGAGAGTGGAGCGAAGCAATACCAGGAACGGGCGGCTCTTCGCTCACTACAGTTGAAAGAAACGGCGCGTATGTATCAGATGAAGCCTACAAGATGGCTCTCACAGACGCTCTCAGCGTGTCCTGCAAGGCTTTAGGCATGGCGGCAGATGTATACTGGGCAAACGACAGAACGAAGTATACAGCCGCACAACAAACGAGAGCCGCACATCAGCCGCCTATTGGCGAAATATCAGTAAGCGAACTCGACAACATGGCGCAGAAGCCTAAAGAATACAAGTGTGCAGTGTGTGGAAAGCCGTTCGAAGCCTTTACCGACAAGAGCGGCAAGACATGGAACGCCGGACAGGTATACCACATGGCAGAGAGAGCGAATACAGACGGCGTAGCGAGATGCAGAAACTGTTCGACAGCCGCAGGAACAAAGAAAAATGCCTAAGCGCGGAAGCGGAAAACTGTACGAGCTGAACGGCGAACGGCATACGCTGACGGAGTGGTGCAAGCTCTACGGCGTACCCGTGCAGAGGACGCAGGGAAGAATCAGCCGCGGCAACTATACCCTCTGCGAAGCACTCACAATGCCGCAGGAGAACCCCATACAATCACGCAAACGAAAGGAGGCACGGAAAAATGAGAAAGGCAACGGAAATAATAGACGAGAGACACCTTGTGAGTGAGCTGCACATCAACTGGAAATCGCGCGGCTTCACCGACGGCGGAATGGCAGACCTGCTTGAAATAGAACCGAAAACAATAAGCTATAAACTCAGCGGTATCAATCCCGCCAATAACGGCAGAAAAGCGCATTTCAAGTTGAACGAGATAATGCAGATAATACATTATCTCGGCTTCAAGCTCTATCTTGTGAGAGAGGATGGAGAACATGGCATTAATCAGTGACAAGTGGAAAAACGAACTCAACTCACTCTCTCAAAAGGACTATATAACGCTGACAAAAGCCATTTTGTTTGACCTTCCAGAACCACAGATATCCGCGAACAATCAGTACATAGCAGACAGGATATATGCAAGTCTGAAGGAAAGGACAAGAGCTAAAGAGGGAATGCAAAAAACGAGAAGGGAACGTAACAACTCCGTAACGTTACAAGAATGTTACAGTAACAACTCCGTAACGTTACAAGAATGTTACGGACAAGAAGAGAGAAAAGAAGGTGTCCCCCCTTGTTCCCCCCTTCCTCTTCCCCCCACACC